CTACGGAAGCTTACTCTCCAGCGGATTCTTGCTCAGGTAATCTGCGCATTCCACTGTTGGACGGTCAACCTTGTACAGTTCCATACCGTCATACTCCAGCGCCGCCCCATCACGCTCCAGCGGATAGACATCCAGCTTACGCGTCACGTTGTAATAATCATCTGAACGCAGCATGATCTTACCCGGCACCGCGATAACGCGCTGCCACTGACGGCAATCCAGCGTATCCCCCTCTGGCGTCACCACCAGCGTGGCGATCGCTTCCGGGCTCACCATCGCGCTCTGCGGCCCTTTCGACTGCCAGTAACCTGCCAGTTGCGAAGGTACCGGGTGCTTAATCACTTCCTGATAGTTATCTACCTGAACACATCCCGCTAACGTCAGCATCGCAGCCACAATTGCTACTTTTTTCATCATCTTTCCTGCATGCGAAGAAAAAAATATTGTGGCATTAAAGCCATCAGGCTGCCAGCGTAAGATAGGTATTGATTAAACCTGCATCCCCATCACATGAGCATACATTTTTCATAATCGACAAAGATCGTCCAAGAGCGCTCCAAATAACAGATGGTTGCAGTTGTCGAAAACATCAGTCGTCTAAGTTCACCTTAGATCGAGTGCTGTTTTATGCCCCACCCATGCCCCATTACATCACCGGGCAGCAGTCGTCATCGCTTGCACGATTGATGAAGAACGTGACGCGTCCAAGCACCTCTACTTCTTCCAGTGCGCTTCCCTCTATTGCCTCTCCATCATCTGTAATGAGCGACTTTCCCATCAACCTGGCAAACTGCGTATGGCCGTCGCAAAGTATAAGTAGCACATCGCCGGGCGCGCATTTGGCTGCTGGTTCAATGACCGCAAATCCTGAATCAGTTTCAAGCACCCTACTTTCTGCGCCGATGTTGCAAATCAGCTCGGGTGAAAGTTGGCGCTCGACATAATCGCTTGCAGGTGATGCAAATCCCATTACTGGACCCTCCCCATGTTACGCAGGATCCAGTACCTGTTATCGCTACCGTCTGTCGTCTTGTCAGCAAAGTCTTTTTGGTATCTCTCTATCCAGGCATTCGCTTCTTCGCGCGTATAGTGCCAGTTGAACTCCCGCAATTTCTCTATGAATGCATCTGTGCTCAGGTAACGATACCCCTTGGGGTTTAACTCTATGGCCGCAACAAACGCGGCATGAATGTCTGCTGTGCGTGGCATAATCACCTCACAAAATAACTGTATGTATATACAGTATCATCAAATATGAGGGTCGATCAAGTTTCACAGTGGTGCTAAACTTCAGACCTTTCCGAATTGACTGATTTATATAATGTTAAAGCTCTTTGCTAAGTACACATCAATCGGCGTCATTAACACGCTGATTCACTGGGTTGTGTTTGCTATCTGCATATACGTGTTTCACACAGGTCAGGCGCTTGGTAACTTCGCCGGATTCGTCGTGGCAGTGTCATTCAGTTTCTTTGCAAACGCCAGGTTCACCTTTAAGTCCTCGACAACTACGATGCGCTACATGCTGTATGTCGGGTTTATGGGAACCTTGAGCGCAGCTGTTGGTTGGGCTGCCGATAAGTCCGGCATGGCGCCGATCGTGACTCTTATTCTCTTCTCCGCCATCAGTCTGGTGTGCGGTTTTGTTTATTCAAAGTTCATTGTCTTTAGGGATGCGAAATGAAAATTTCTCTGGTAGTTCCCGTCTTTAACGAAGAAGACGCGATACCTATTTTTTATAAAACTGTTAGGGAATTTGAAGGGCTTCAGCAGCATGAAGTAGAGATAGTCTTCATCAATGACGGCAGCAAAGATGCTACAGAAACAATTATCAACGCGCTTGCTGTTTCCGATCCGCTTGTGGTCCCGCTGTCATTCACAAGAAACTTCGGTAAAGAGCCCGCTCTGTTCGCCGGCCTTGACCGCGCGACCGGTGAAGCGATTGTCCCGATTGATGTAGATTTGCAGGACCCTATCGAAGTCATTCCTCACCTGATAGAGAAATGGCAGGCCGGGGCTGATATGGTTCTGGCTAAACGCTCTGATCGCTCAACAGATGGCCGACTGAAGCGCAAGACAGCAGAGTGGTTCTATAAGCTGCACAACAAGATCAGCAACCCGAAGATTGAAGAAAACGTTGGTGACTTCCGTCTCATGTCGCGTGATGTTGTGGAAAATATTAAGCTCATGCCGGAGCGCAACCTTTTCATGAAGGGCGTGCTGAGTTGGGTTGGCGGCCGCACCGATGTAGTCGAGTACGCCCGTGCCGAGCGTGTTGCAGGCAGCACGAAGTTCAACGGTTGGAAGTTGTGGAATTTGGCACTTGAAGGGATCACCAGCTTCTCTACATTCCCTCTTCGTATGTGGACTTACATCGGCCTGTTTGTTGCTGGAGTGGCATTCCTTTACGGGGCGTGGATGATTTTCGACACGTTGGTGTTCGGTAATGCTGTTCGTGGTTATCCATCTTTACTTGTATCTATTCTTTTCCTTGGTGGCATTCAGTTGATCGGTATTGGTGTGCTTGGAGAATACATTGGCAGAATATATGTTGAAGTAAAAAATCGTCCAAGATATGTGCTAAAAAACAAGGGCAAGAAAGATGCTTGAAAAATTATTCAGCCGATACAAAATTGCGTACATTGCAGGATTGGTGTACATCCTTCCTGTCATTATTGCAGGAAGAATGTTCAATGATGATATAGGAAGGGCTACAGAAGGTTATACTAAATGGGGCGTAAACGGAAGGCCGCTAAGTGACTGGATTATGGAGGGTTTAAGCTTTGGGTTCCCCATAAGTAACCTTTCCCCTTTCACCATAATCATTGCATTGCTAATCACCGTTCTTTGCGGCGCTCTACTTGCAGAGCACTTTGGTGTTGAAGATAAAGCCAAAAGAAACATACTTGCTTTATCGTTTATTATATCTCCTTTTTATTTAGAGAATCTTTCTTATCAGTTCGATTCTCTGCCTATGGCTTTGTCCTTGTTATTCGCATCTCTTGCATTCACAATACAAGGAAAGTTCAGACCATTGGCTGGATGTGCATTTGGCACCGTCTTGCTTATTGGTACCATGTGCCTTTATCAGCCATCTATAAATATTTACATCATACTCGTTTGTTTTGCTGCAATACTAGCAGGAGTAAATAGCGAAAGCGGCATATTAATTACCGCTTTATACAGAGCAATTTCCTTGCTTGTAGCTCAGGTAATTTACTCTTTAGCAATTGTCCCTGCCTTTATTGAGGGTGATTACAACACAAACCATAGTATTATGATTACTGAAAAACCAGACCCAGTTGGTCTGCTTTTTAGTAATATCCAAGCGTTTTACGATAGAGTATCAAACTCTCTTGATACAACTGCATGCGTGATAGCAGTTGCACTGGTAGTATTGTTATCACTCATATGGATGAAATCTTTATTCACACGCAACACCAACAAAAACAAATTAAACTTTGCGCTTGATAAGTTAACAATATTAATTGCCTTCCCAGTTATTTTTATATGTATCGCTGGGCCTTTACTGTTACTTTATAAACCAGTGACAAACCCCCGCGTATTGCTTGGCGTTAATGCTATAGTATTCATTGGTGTGTTCTGTGCGACATATTTATTAAGCCGACACTGGAAATATTTAATGATTGTACCAATGGTTTACGCTTTCTCACTTTCCGCAGTGTATGGGAATGCTTCAACCATGCAAAAAAGGCTTGATGAATTTCGGGCAGCAGCCATTGCTAAAGATATTAACAACATAAACAGGCCATTTAAGAACCTTGTTTTTATAGGCATGCCTGAAATTTCTAAGGTTTCTAATAAATATGCAGACAACTTCCCTGTTATTCGTCAGCTAATTACCCCGTCTATTAGAGAGAACTGGGTTTTCGCGAACTACTTCATGCGTCAGTATGGTGTCTATCTCAACTATATCCATATAAGCAAAGGAAGAACAACAAGAGATTCATTATGCAAACAAGGTGGATTTATTGCTAATAATGACTATTTTATTATGCATAATTCAGACACGGTGATAATAGACTTTACAAAATGTAAAGACTCGAATTAACTAAGTTGAAGGCCGATCCTTTACGGCCTTCCTAAATTTAGGTTAGATTATAAACTTAATTTTCCTACCTTCATTGCACTGATTATGGCTTGAATATTTTCATTATACATGGCAATCAAAGGTCACACTTTACACAATTTGAAACCCTTCTCTTTTTGCTGGTGATACATACAGTAGATTTTGCTCCCTATTCTGATTAAGTGAACTTTCCTAAACATGTGATAAACTGCTTTTTTGAGGAGAAAAAGATGGAGTGGCTACTCATCATGGCTATTGTGCTGTTCGTCTTTGCGTTGCCCGGTACTGATATATGAAGGGCGGGATAAACCTACCCAGAGTGTTGGGTGTCTCGATGGTCTGCTTGCTTGTCACCGGATCTGTAGATAACAAGTGGGTTGTGGCAATCTTCCTGCTGCTTATAGCTGCCTGGCTAACATTAGAAATCTATCTTAAGAATAAAAAATGCGATTAATTATTATACTAATTCTTTGCCTTTCTGTACCGGTAGACATGGTTAACGGGTGGCTATCTTATGAACGAGACATAGGGTTAGTTTCCCCTCTCTACAAGGCTGCTGTGTTGGGTTTGTGCCTCTTCTTGCTAGCTGTGCTCAAATTAAAAAGGTTCCTGGTCTACGCCTTTTTCATATTCTTCCTTTGCCTAGGACCAGTGCTGGGATATACGACCTTTTCCCTTGATGAATTTCCTGTTGAGACCATACAAATAGCAATCAGATGTCTGCTGATGTTTGTCGTCTATGATACTCTCGCTGCAATGAGAGTTTCTCACAAGATGGCGGCGTTCGGTGCAGTCTCAGCTCTCAGTTTTACGCTTTTAAACTTCCTAATGGCCCAGTTAGGCTATGGCTATTCTGCCTATGGTGATGCTGCGCTGAATGATGCTTACGCCGAGTATTCTGTAGGAGCAAAAGGGTTCTTCTTTGCAGGAAATGAGGTAAGCATTCTTCTCATGTTCCTTGCTGCTTTTGTTTCGCTTTATTTCTATAGATATTTTTGGACATTCTTCCTGTTGGTTGCACTACTTGGATGCAGCGTCCTTCTGTCTACAAAAACAGCCATGATCGCCTCTCTAGCTATGGTGGCCGTGTGGTTCTTTGTTCGGTACCGTTCTTTGTCGGTTAAGTACCTTATACCCGCTGCTATTGTCGCCATATTCGCTCTGATTTTCATAATCAATCCAGATATAAATCTGAGTGGAGCAAAGTGGACTCAATTTGTTTACATTTATGAAAATGGCGGAATCACTAGATTAATATTCTCAGGTAGGGATGAGTTTGTGGATGCTGCATGGCGAATGATGCAGGGTAACGACGCGTTTATCACGGGAGAATATTTCTTCGGATTTACCAAGGAATACCTTGAGTTTCAGAGAATCAAATCATCAGTAGAGATAGATCTGATTGATATGTATCTGTGGTTTGGTGTGGCCGGCGTGGTGTTCTTCTTCTACTACATGAAGTTTGTGTGGTCTAAAGTAAAATATGGTTGTCATGAGACTAGAATGTCCAGACTCATATCGCTTTGCTTCTTTACCATGATATTCTTCGTGTCATTCTTCTCTGGTCATGTGGTTTACTCGGGAACGGCAGCGATCCCTGCTGCATTGTGTCTGTATGCCATTTATCAAAAAATGATGTCTCATAAATAAAAGAAGGCGGCACAGGCCGCCTTTACTTTTACACCATCAGCTGGAATGTTGGTGCTGTTCCTGAGAAATCTCCAGTTTGCGTACATACCCAGCCAAGTTTCACTGCTGTACCCGGAGTGATGATAAATATCTTATCTCCACTATACCACTTGCCCGCTGTTGGTACTGCCGCGCCATGAAATATGCGGCAGTTGGCTGTAACAGCACTACTGATGTAGGGGCCTGCATTAACCTGTAGTGCCTGACCAACTGCAAAATCTATTGTGTCGTTGCCGACATTAGTCATTCGCACTGTGGCTGTGGTTGACCTGTAGTTCTGGTACCCAATCTGAGAACCGGCGAGCTGAGCTGTCGAAGGTAGAGTGAAGTAAGCAATGCTTGCTGATGTGAGTGTCCCTGTGGTGTCATTGAAATCTATCGTCCAGTTACCCAACTGGATCCTTGAGCACCCTGCAAAATCCGCCATGCCAAGATATGAGCCGGTTACGTAATTTACCCGTAGATTTACATCGCCAATATACAGATCAGTCACACCTTGCGTAATGGAGAACATAGAGTGAAGAATGCTCGCAGTAACTCCAGCAAGTACACATGCCCCTTCAATGCGGCCTATCCTGATTGTGCTGCTCACGTTATCAGGTCGGCTACGCAGAATTGGCATAATAGATGAACTTAGGGTGTTGTCGATATACAGGGCATCGATGCGCATTGTTCCACTATACGAGTATGTAATGCCATATCCAGAGCACTCTCTGATACGCAGAACCCCTATGTTTACTATCCCGCCAGCATTTACAACGGGCTCGCCTAATCCGTTATCAACAACCATTTCAGAGATCGAAACGCGACTACCATCAAGGCAGTAAATTCCATTATCGTGGATCAACCTGGCAGTGATAACACCGAATACTGTTTCAGTGGTGGCTGCGACGATTACCCCACCTTGACTGTCATAGATGTTAACATCTGGGTAGTTTCCTCGCTGAGCTGTAGCACCTACGGTGAATGCAGCAGGCTGCGGATCAACACCAGTATCACCCTTCTGAATATTACGAATAATGGCAGAAATGGTGTTTCTTGTTCCTTCATCCGTTACTGCGTTCTGGAGGCCATAAGTAGTTCTGTTAGCACCATAGATATTCGAAACCTTAATGCGACCAACAGTGTCTGTACCCTGATTGATAAAACCACCAGCGCCGAAATTCTGCATGTCGATATCGATGTCATAAGTTACATTCGATCCAGTCAATGTCAGGAGCGTACGACCGTATGCCATGGAAAAATCAGCAGTAGAGGCTTTCATTCTCCCAGTCAGGCTGAATCGACTTGAAGGGATGCTAACGACATTATAATTCTCCCCCATCATTTTCACGTCAAGACCAGAGGCGCATGCTTTCAACAGGCGTCCAGAGTTGTCAGATCCTGTATTCCCATCCCAGCATCCATATTCTTCTGTGCTGACCTGTTTATTTTTGACGCACCGCCGCCACACAGCTCCGCCGGACGTTTTGATATAAAGACCGCCATCGTCTACCAGCGATCCAGGGTTAACACTGCGGAAGAAGCCCCCACCACCAAATTTGTCTGAGTAATAATTTTGTACCCGGATTAACTGGCCAACGCTCTTTGGTTCAGTTTCACGGAGGGTGGCTACATCTGGACACTCACCAAGCAATCTGAACCCATCAGTATTCCCTAATTGTGTTCTAAGAGATGCATCACCAACACTTAACCATGCTCCTGGACCTATTCCGCCTGTAGATTCTGGAGTGGAGTCAGGAGATACCACCTTCGGGAAAGTACCGTCCCAGCGATAATATTCGCCGGTCGCTTCAAGCCGCAGAACCTGGTTTGGCAGCGTAAGCGTATTTCCGTCTTCAAAGCTGTCCAAGGTGATATACCCGAACTGGGAGATGGCCTGCTGTGCCAGCCAGCGCAGGCCCTCGATTGTATAATGCTTATTGCCGAAACGGTCAGTGTAAGTCCATCCCATCGAGGTAACGAACTCGTCAATTTTCCCGGCGTTAAACTTCAGATCGCGCGGTGATTCGCTTGGGACGGGCAGGTTTGTTGGTGTCGTAGCCATATTGATTCCATAAAAAAACTCGGCGCGGTGGCCAGGTCTGGTTGGTCGGGGAAGGTTCTTATTCGTAGATGGCGTCGCTGTATTCCGCGACGGTCAGAGATACCGTGTTATCTGTGTTCGGTTTGATGCTGTTGACCGTCCATAGCTGACTGTTCAACTCCTCCACCGTCGCAATGAGATAGCGCGACGGGAGCTGGACAGTGTCTCCGTTCCAAATATTGATCTGAATGTTAGGGATAGCCGCGGTGAATCCGTACTTTGTATCGCTGCGGGCCGTAGCCGGATAGCGCAGCGTCGGGTTGCCCAGACTGTCGGTAACCAGCACATACATCGAGCCGGTAAACGTGATCGGCTCGCTGGTATCGAAGTCATTCCCGGCGCGCCCAGTGACGTAGCCACCCTGCTGGTTGCTGTCGTAGATATCAGGCATCTGAATGACGCTTCCAACCTGGATAATTCCGTCCTCAAACACTTTGGCGTTCATCTTCACGCGCGAGTAGATCAGGCGTTTGGTTTCGCGTAATGCGCGCTCCCGGGCCTGATACTCATTACGGAAGCCGACGATCTCCAGCTTGTTTGGGTTTTCCGCTTCCTGCTCGACGATGGCGCCATTCAGCACGCGGTAGTTGATGTACGTCTTGTTGTTCGTGGTCGGGTGAACATAGGACACCTGTACGCCGTCGTAGCCGCCAGGAAGCGTGGCCTCGTACGTCATTTTGTACTCGTCCGTCTTCATGTTGGCCCGGTTGAATACGGCAGCCGGATAGTCAACCTTCTGGTCGCGAGTGAAGGTCAGCACGCCGTCATCCCAGTACGCCACCACCGACGCCGCATTGCAGATCGCCTGCACCCGGTCGCCAAGCGAGTCGTTCTCGTCGTCGAACGTGTAGTCGAAGTAGCCAAGACGCTCGTCAGGCAGGCTTTCAGCAATAGAGTACAGACCGTAAAGGTCAATGCTGCTTACCGGCTGCTCGCCCATAATCAGCCAGGTGTGAGCCACTGCATCAGCGAACGAGCGCGACGGCCTCAGGGTGTAATCAACCGTCTGCGTGTCCAGGTCGTACGTAATGGTGTGGCGCGTCACCAGTGCGTTATATTTGCGCTCGCGGCTGCCAAGAGCGTTCTCTGTCGCCCGGACTTTTACTCGCACAAGCGTGTCGGTAGGGTGAACGACGTTTGTCCTGATGTTGATGCTGTGGATCTCTTCGACCTTGAGCAGTGACGCGTCACCGGAGTTATCCGTGCGCTGGAAGCTGACCGCGTATTTCCCGAACCCGCCGGTCGGAGTGATCTTGTCAGTGCGATAAAACACCTCACTCGTCGACTGGTGCGGCGTCGTCTGCCGGTACGTAAACGTCTGCTGCGTTCCCGGCACCTGGTTGTAGTCGTCGTCGATTTTCCAGATGACAACCTTCCAGTTGGTCTCTTTCTTGCCGCCGAGGCTGGACTGTGTATGCAGCCACAGCTGGGTTGACTCAACTGGAGAGAAGAACGGCCCAACCACCAGCGCCTCGTTATCGTTAAGGATGAATTTCGTGGTGTTGATCGTAGCATTCGCCGGGATGTCCTGCGGCCCCTCCAGCTGGTTCATCGTAAACGTGTACCAGCGCACCGGGTTAACAACCGCGCCGTCGTTTGTTTCAACGGCGGAGATCAGCGTGCCGGAGAATGTTGCATCGGTAGTCACGTTGCCGGAGGCCGTGCTATACGTCACATTGATGGTGAAGGTTACAGCGTGCGGCAGCACCAGCCCCATGAAATAGTCGAACTCAGCCTGCTTAACGATTTTCATCGCTATCTGGCCGCCGGAATACGTTCCGCTGACAACCGTGTTTGCCGTTGCTGTTTCGATCGGGAAGTCGCTGGCTTCGTTCTGCCCGGGGACCTCCTGCCCGTCGACGTCATCAAACCCGTAACCTTCGACGATCTGCGGGATTAATTCGCCTGGCTGGAAGAACTGGAACTCGGCGCCGGCCAGAGAGCCCAGACTGGATTCTGAGTAGCGCACGGACTCGTAGTCGTACTTGCCAATCCCGATGCACATCCATTCAGTGACGTACTTCAGGCCGCCGTCTGTGGAAGTCTGGTGTACATATTCGAATACCGACTCCTGAATCAGATCCGGGAACGAACGAATCTGGCCATAGATATCCGGCTTGGCCTTGTAAACGCGCGCAGTGTTTGTCTGACCGGTCAGGCTATTGTTCGGCGAGTCGACGGTATTACCGCCGTTGTTCGCGATTGCCGGCTTCGGCGCCAGAAACGAAAACACTTGGCCAACGACTTTAAAAATCGGGCTCAGGATGTCGCCGACAATGCCCTTTGGCTGGTCGAAAATCTGGATATGGTCCAGCTCGCTCAGTTCAAAGGCCAGCTCATCATCGTCGCCCAGCTTTACGCCGTTGCGGACTATCAGCAGATCGCGGTGAAAAGTAGCGTCATTGGCCGCCAGCCAGTCATAAAAAAGGGTGCCGTTTGGCACCCTGCAACGCAGCTTAGGCGTTCCTGGAAAATTCGATATCTCAACCAGCGCCATAAGAAAAATACTCCACTTTGGTGAATGCTCGCTGAATGACCAGCAACGAGTCCATGCGCACGCTTCCATTCTCGCCGCGCGAATGTAGCGCCTGCCTGTTAAGCACCAGCCCAACGTGTGCCGGCTGCGCGCCGCGGTACCCGACAAATATCCCCCCGTCGACCGGTTTATCGACCTGGCGCCAGAAGACGACGTCGCTCTGATAACAGGTGAAGAAGTCCTCCCCGGCTTCGTAGTCCGGCGTCTGGTGCAGCTCAATGCCGAGAACGTGCCGGTAATACAGCACCACCAGCCCCCAGCAATCGACTTTCTCGAAAGAACAGGCACGGTTAGCCCACGGCACGCCGATCATCCTGCTGATAAAATCAGAGGTACTGAAGGCCAGTGTATTCCGTTGGGTCATAGAGCCTTCCGATGTTGTTGTTTAGCGGGTTGGTGACAGACAGAGTGACCGATGCGGCGTCGGCATCGATGTCCACCGTCTTTACATAAAGCTGCCAGGACTTAATCGGTACCGACACGTCGCCGCTGTCAAAGATCTGCCGGGTGGCCGTGATAGCTGTTAGCCGGGCCGCCCCCTTCCACTGCTTCATCAGCGCTTTGATGTCAGACGACAGCCGCCCTAATTTCACCGTCGCGTCGATTACCGGCGTGCCGCTCTGCTGGCTCTCTTCGATTTCAAAACGGGCGGGTGTGTACGTCTGGCCACCAAGAGTCTTCGGGAAGAACTGCTTATCTACCAAGCGGACGTAACCGAAGGATGGATGGTAGAACGTAATGGTGTCGTAGAGTCCGCGCGTCGGGCGTTGCTGCTTATACTCCCTGAAGCTCGGCATTACGGCACCCTCGGCAGTGATTCTGGGTCCCTGTTGTCCGGATAACCCGTGACAACGATATCCAGCAGTGAAGGCCATGGAGGCGGCAGTTCAACAATGATATCGTCAAACTCGTCGTCAGCGTTGTACAGATGGTTGGCAACAACCGTTCCTGTCCAGGTTACCACCCCGCCGTCGATACTGGTTTGCACCGGCATCTGCGTGAAGTGAAGTTCCTGGAGTTGCAGACCGCTGCCGCCCAGGTTGATATTCATCCGGAACCAGTTCAGGCCCCGGTTGAGATAGTTCGGGCTGCGCAACCACTGCTGGAATGCGCGCTCCTGCGCCAGCGTGAATATCCACGTCAGCGACCAGGTCACTTTCAGGTCGTCGGTTTGATTCTCGAAAATAGCCGGGCCGACCGCTGGCTGATCGGTCTGGAACCCGGTATCGAGAGTCATGTTTTTGCTGGCCTTCTGCGCCAGTGGCAGCCAGTCGGGATAGTCGATAATTGGCATCAGCCCTGCCCCCTTGGCGTGCGTTTAACGTTCATGTTGCTGGTAATGGCGTTGCTTGCCGGGCCGCCGTTATTCATGTCAGCGATGAATGCCTCAAGCGTCCATGAACCATCACCGTTCTGTGTAGCCTGAGCATCTACAGAGGCGGATGAGTAGTTGTAGATGTTGAGAACCGGAGCGCCGCCCCCTTCGCCGGCAGTCATCTCTTTATTGCTGATCACCCTGCCGTTGTCGCCTGGTATCATGTACTGCTTACCGGTGCTGGCCTGGTAAATCTCCGGCATGCCGCCTTCGCCGACCTGATACATCCCGCCAGCAGAGACAGGCCCGCCATTCTTACGCTTACCAGCAACTCCCATAGCCAGCGCACCGAGAACAGCACCAATTCCTATGGCAGCTGCTCCACCGAGTGTACTGATAGACGCCAGCATTGCCGCAGGTGTCCATGCCGCCGTTTGTGTCGCCGCCGCCGCAGTACTTGCTGCCGTAGTGGTGGCAATGCCTGCGGTTTGAGCTGCTGTCGAAACTGCCACAGCTGATGTCGTTGCGGTCTGACCCATAATCGCCGACTTAACCCACTCGAGGCCCATCTGCACGAAAGAGTTAACCACGCTGTTCAGGACGGTCATGCCAATGCTTCTCATCGCATCGCTGGCCGACATACTTCCGGTGACAATGCCGGTCAGCGCATTGCTGGCCACCGAACCAAGAGAGTCGAAAGCCGCCGCCGCTGCCTGAGTGGCCGCGTTCTGTTGCGCCCATTCTTCCCACATTGCAGCGTTACGCTGATCCCTATACTGCTGCTCAATAGCCGCGCGCGCGGCCTCGGCCTCTCCGATTTTTTGCGGGTAAAGCTGGGCGTATTGTTGGATATCAGCGATGTCTTTCTGGTACTGGCTATCCAGTCCGGCTGTTTTGCTGGTTTTACCTTGGATGGTGCTGAACTTATTGGCTGCCTCAGCGCGCTCCCGCTCAGCCTTGGCCTGCTCACGCAATGCGTTGGCATTGTCCCATGCTTTACCTGCCAGTTGGCCGGCCAGCATGAGTTGCTCCTGCGTGGCGGTGTTACCGAGAGACTGCTGAGCATTAAGCACGGCCTGAGCTCTGGACAGCTCACCAACACTGCCAGCTGACAGCTCGGCCTTCTGCCTCAGCTCGTCCAGTTTTTGGTTAACAGTTTCCTGCGCTTTAGCGTACTGTTCTGCCTCTTTCTGAGCGGCTGACGCTCCACCCTTCGACTTGCTCCCGGTGGTCGTTGCCGTGGTTTTTATCTCGATCGGCTTGGTGTTGGCGGCGGCCTGAGATTCTTTGGTTACAGCCGCCAGATCGCCAACCAGAATGGCGGCTTTATTGCTCAGCCCGGCCAGAGCTTTGTTTTGCGCCTCCCAGCCATCAAGCCCCAGCCATGACCAGGTTCGGGCCCGTCGGGTAAACATTTCTGCCGTGCTGTTCAGATCTGAAATCTGCGCATCCGCTGAGATTGCTTTGCCCACCAGCCTGTCGAGCGCAGCTGTCATTGAATCGATAACTGCCACCAGGCCGTTACTCGCACCTGTTGCCTGGTTAACTGAATCGATCATCGACAGGAATGAGTTTGTCAGCGCGGTATTAGCCTGTGAAAGCGTGCGCGGGAGTTTCTCGAACTCTGCATTCACTGAGCCGGTTTGCTTCTGAATGGCGTTGAGGGCATCTTCTGCCGTCAATTTCCCGTCTAGCATCAGCTGACGAAGCTCTCCGATGCTTACGCCCATCCCGGCGGCAATTTGGCGCGCCAGTTCCGGCATTTGCTCAAGGATGGAGTTGAATTCCTCAGCCCGGACAGTACCGGATGAAATTGACTGGCCGAACTGACGAAGAGCATTCGCCATTTCTTCTGTCGAGGATCCGCCAATGCGACCTATTTTCTGAAGTGTTTCGGTGAGCTGGATTATCTGGCCGTTGGTCGCTCCGGTATCGCGCAACGCCGTGCTGAGAGTTTCCCACAGCTTCGCAGTGTCCTGAAGAGAACCGCCAGTTGCCGAACTGATACGGATCAGATTCTGCATCGTCTGCGAGGCTGTTGTTGCGCTACCAGTAAGCCTCTCTATACGAGCGTTGAGCTGGCTCATGTTGTCAGCAGCAACGAGAAACGCCTTACCCCAGTCAACAACGAGTGAGGCGGCAATTGCCCCGGCGACGCGGTTGATGTTCGTCTGCAACTCATCCATCTTTTTGGCTGCATTGGTCGCCGAGTTGCCGATGGAGTCGAGCGACTTATTGGCCTTTCCCTGCGCCTTGAGCAAGCCAGATACATCGGCCTCGATGTCGTAATAAATCTCGCCTGCTTTCTCAGACATCAGTTCTCTCCGGGCATAAAAAAACCCACCGAGTGGTGGGTTAGTTATTCGTTTCGTTTATTGGCATCGTTCGGTGTAGGCCGGCGGTGGGGGCGTATCTTTCGAGCTGAGGAAGTGATCACCAAGGGTATAGTCGACACCTTTTGAGAGCATCCCCTTCGATTTCATTTTCAGCTCAACGAAGAATGGATGAAACCCTGCATAGGCACCGAAACCGTTCTTTCCGTTGATTTCACCGCAAACAACTGCGTTAACACGTCCATCATCGGCATCTGTCATCTTCACAACTTTCACGTTGCGGAATTGCGCGCTGCCAGGATCCAGTAGATTGGCGGACACTTCAGATTGTGCCAGCGAAATAGCCTTTTCCTCGCCCGGCTTGCAGCCAGCCAGAACCAGTGGAATCACCAAAGCCAAAAGTATTTTCTTCACTCTTATCCCCTGAGTTTTATTGTCGTGCCATCATACGCCCGGTCAGGCGTGGCTGGTACATTCATTATTAACTCAGGCCGCCTTCTTTGCTGATTTTTCGCGCTCAATCATTTCCTGCCAACGGCGATCGTCATCTTCCATAACCGCGTCGTACTCCTCCCTCGTGAAGCCCTTCTGGTCAGGGTATTTGGCGTTAAGCATCATGGCGAATTCGGTCATGGTAAGGTTTTCAGCCTCTTCCCTGCTGATCCCAAAATGGTTTCGCGCCGCCATGATGTATTCAGTTGCATGGAACTCCGGTGTCGTTTCCTTGCTTTCGTGCTTTTGCAACTTACGAACCTTCGCCCGTCCGATAACGCCATGCATGATCAGCGACTGAGCTATCAGAATAAGGTTCTCCGGCGGCAGCGCGCCACGGCGCCATACAAACGTACGCCTGCCAGTGCGTGATGGCTCATGCCAGCCTGTCAGCTCTGAAACATCCTCGTCACAACATGACTGAATGACGTTAATAGCCGAGAGTAATGCATCACGCACAAACGCGGCAGAGCCTGCTGCATCAAGTGCCCAGCGTGGCAGCGAAACGTCACCGAAATAGTGGGCGTAAAATCTGCGCTGATGCTCTGGTATCGCACTGTGAATTTCGCGCGCCGCTTCAAGCATCTTTGCTACATCGTCATTGAACAGCGCATAGAAAGTGCGGACGATATGTTCTGGTTCGCCGATCCGAGTCATGTTACGGAACGATGGCCGGAAGAAGTATTCACGTCCGCCAGCACCAATCAGGCACTCGCCAATCTCTTTCAAGGGTGTCATATCGCTCTCCATAACCATTATCAAGGGCAGCACGCCGCCCTTTGTAGTGATTACGGTGCGGCAGTCACGTTAACTGCACAAGTGTCGGTGAAATCACCGTCAGCAGTGGTAGCCGTAATAGTCGCGGTGCCCTCGGCAACTGCTGTCACCAGGCCGGTTGAACTGACGGTGGCGATGGATGGATCCGAAGTCGTCCAGGTGATCGCTTTGTTAGTCGCATCTGTTGGCTGAACCGCGCCGCTCAGTTGCTGGGTTGCGCCAACGACCAGAGAAGCAGTTGCAGGAGTTACTTCAACGCCAGTGGCCGCGATGGAGTCAGCGACTTCAAACACAACGGTGTCAGCGTCGTAGACCTTCCACTCGCCGGAGAAGGTGGAGATATCGTTGGTACCGAAATCACCAGACCATGAAGTGGTGTTCATGTATCCCTGGATATAAGTACCGGCGTTCTCACCAGCAAAGTCGAAACGAACCCACAGGTTAGGCTGACGGCCTGCCTGAACTTCGTCGAAGATGTACTTCGACAGACGCCACGCGCCGATCTCGTTATCTTTATCAGACTTGCGAAACTCACCTTCGCCGGAGATCGTCAGATCCATGTTGTTGACCAGGTTCTCCACCAGCCCTTTAGCATCATCTGCCTCGGAGTTGATGGTGTTCATCGAATAGTCGATGCCCTTAGTCGTCATAGCGCCGAGACGCTTCCATTCGGAAAGCGCTGGCACTGCGTCGGGGCAGCCAAAGGCCATGCGTAGCACAGCTACTTTCCCGATCAGCTTGCCAAAATCATTAGCACAGCCTTGCATGTGTACCTCTCAAATAAAAAAGGCCGCCGGATGGCAGCCTGATGGGTTGGTGATGGGGTTATTCGCCGTAAACGCACATGAACTGGAGTCTGAAGACCAGGCGGCCCTCTTCGGTCAGGATAGGTGCAGGCATATTGCCGAGGTTTTGAATCAGGCCAAGGCATTCGTCGGCAATGTCGTTCTGTTCGACATAGTTGATAATTTCCTGAGCCTTTTCAGCGGCTGCGCGGCGCTTATCTTTGGCGGAGATGACATCCACCAGCACGTAGTGGTCAGACCCGAGGTCATTTCTGATGTCGGTACCGCCGTTAGGCCGGAACACGATGAATGCGTCGGTTAACTTCGTTGTGTCGTCCCATGCCAGCAACTGAACAATGAAGCCAGTGGTAAGCCCGGCATCAACGAAGTAGTTACGCACGCGCTCATACATGGCTGGTGTCATACTGAAAGCTCCTTGCGCATTACGGCATCAATCTGGCTGCGGGTATCTTCAAAGCCTTTTGTGAGGAACTCTTTCTGCGCGGTTGCGCGGCGGAAGGTTTGCGGCACATTCGGATCATGAACGAACACAGCGTAGTTCGCCGTGTATCCCACACGACCTGTCAGCCGAACGCCGCTGTTTATCAACTCCCGATACTGGCTATTCAACAGCGTCGAGGTGTCGATCGGCGTGTAAAGCGCGGCCTGTGAGCTGCCGATTATCATTACTGACTGTAGCGCCCTGACGACCTTGCGCCCTTTGACGTCGTTTATGATGCGGTTGAGCCCGGCTTTCGACTGCTTAACACCGCGCACTTTGATGCCCATGGCTACACTCCCGTCAGGATGGCGTAATCATCCGCTAGGCGCTCAAACGTATCGGCATGGCGAATAACCTGACGCACCTCGTCGGCACCGGCCACAACCGGGTCAGCTTCGGCTGACACGCCAATCAGCAGGTAATCACCCGTGGCCGCCAGCGCGAACTCTGTCCAGACGGTGTTCTTAACGACGATTTCGGCGCCCAGGCTGGCTAACTTCTTGCTGAGTCCGCCCTCGTAATCGCAGAGGATTTGCTCAGGTTCCGCATAGCCCAGCGGATCGCCGTATTCGTCATTGCCATCCAGCTTTCGCCAGATAGTCGCCGTGGCGGTGTAAGACCAGTTAGCAACGCTGCTCATAGAGTGAATACCTCCACCTTCTCAACGATTTTGAAATCATCAAGAGGCCGCATCGCGCCTGATTGACTGGCGAGGCGCTTAGCATCAGCCTGCTCCAGAAAGTCAGCTTTGGCTTTCTCGTAAGTTTCAGCATGTCGGCCAATAAACTTAACTCCGGAGTCGTTTGTCCAGATGAACAGCGACCAGTTGTCTTCGCACTTGAAGGCATGCACATCGTATCGTTCAGCCATCTTTCCACCTCAACACCTTCGCGCCAGTAGCCCGGATGCGCTCACAGTTGATATGCCACTCGCCATCCGATTTCACGTAGCCGGTAGTCTCCCGCCCTGTGTCGGTCATCACCCAGACGCGGGTGAACGAACGCGGCAGCCCGTGCTTAACTGATTTGTACGTCATCACTTGCCCCCGCACATACAGCCGCCCTTACCGATCCAGATACCAGCGAATGCCGGGGTGGCGGTAGGATCGGCAGGAATAAGGGAGGTTGCACAACCGTATTTATCCAGCCCGCGCAGCATGTTCACTGAGGCTTTCCAGCGGTCGGTGAACGACTGGTACCGGAATGAGCGCGACGCCCCGCTTGGAGCCGTCTGACTGGAGATGTATTTGTCCCCCTGCCCGAGCCCCATAAGCGCCAGCAGATAGAGCTGAATCAGCAGTGCGGTCGATGCCGGATAATGCGCATCAAGACACTCCTGTATGCTGTTGGCCTGGTCGACGAGAGCCTGAAGAACAAAATCGGGAATGGTAATTCCCTGGCTCTCCAGATACTCCTTCGCCTGTTCGAGAGTTACCATTATCGACTCCGTGAAATACCCCGCCGGAGCGGGGCATAAAAAAACCGCCTTATCGGCGGCTGTTATTCAGCAGGGAAAAGCTTTTCGAGTTCGCCATCCGGCAACAGCTCACTGAGCTTTTCAGCGCCCAGGGTGCCTTTGAACTCAATGCCCAGCTCAGTAAGGCGCTCCTGAATGATCTCTTTGCGAGATTTTTCACTGGTACCGGCATCAGGTGTTGCAGGTTTCAGCTCGCCACCAGCCTCGCCTTTCATTAGCCGAACGTTAGACTTCAACGCCGGGTGAAGTTCTTTCAACTCCACCACGTCGCCAGCCTTCACGCCGAACCATGGGCGCACAACTTCGTATTTAGCCATGCTGTTTCCTTACGCCAGGTTAGCGCCGTAGACAACGCCTGACAGGCCCTGATCGTCTGCGGTAATTTGCAGACCTTCAGCAGACATGATCTGGAAGTTGTAGTTAACGTTTGGCAGTGGACGCGGCAGCGGAACAACCCCGACAGCCATGCCTACCAGTGGGGAGATAACATCACGACGGCGAACGTAGGCGATAAACTCGTTACCGGTCAGCGCGAAGCTCATGCGGATTTCTTTCACTGGCGCGAACGGCAGAACCGCCTGCAATACAGTGCCGCTTACAACGCCATTCACCACGTACGGCTGAGCCAGGTTTGCCCAGATTTCCGGGGAAACCCACATCACATCGTATGCGGCGACTTTGTTCGTGCGTGCGGTGGTACCGAATGCGCCTTTACCGAAGAACGCAAAGAGCGCGGTCATGTCGGCAGTAGTCAGGTCGATATTCGCGCCACCAGCACCGGAACCGAGGTTGATCTTCTTAGTGTTTCGGTGGTTCTTAATGCCCTGCGCCGGGTAGGACTGAACCTGAATTTTTGAATCGCCGTTCAGGTAGTAGTTGACGCGCTTCTGGTTGAACTTGCGCATCTTCGCCATCTGCGAGTCCAGCACCAGATCGATGCCCACAGAGTTCAGGCCAGCAGCATGACGCCAGTTAACACCGTAACCAGCAGTGAACACCGGAATCGGGTCGCCGTCGCTCGCGTAGTCAGTGTGGTCGAAGGAGAACGGCGCCTGACCATCGATGCTTACTGACACGTCATCGGCGATGTCGCCAACCACGTTATACAGCTTGGCGGTTTTACCGACCGGCAGCACCGTCTGAACGCCGATCAGGTCGTTCACGATTTCCATGCCAACTTCCTGATCCCGCAGTTGCAGCACCTGGTTGTCAATCTCAGCCCAGAAGTCACGGGAGAAACCGCCCACTGCGTTACAGGCCAGCATGTCAGCAGTCATCATCGCGCGGTTAGCTGCAATGATGGAATCGTTCTGTAGGTTCCACATGTTGCGGTTTGCCCACAGCTCACTCCAGTGCCCGCCAAGGCGGGAGTTAGTCGCCAGCGTCTCTTTTGAGAAGTACATATGTTTTTGTCCTTTTGTTACGCGCCAGCAGCGGCGGCAGTGCCAACGCGCATGCGCACGCGGATGAAGTCGGTGGTGCTGGCCGCGATGGTGTATTCATCCTGGCTATATCCGATCACTGAATCAGTGTCATCGGTCGCCAGGGTAAACTGACCGGCAGTGCCCAGCTTGATCGGGCTGTCTTTTTTATACGCACCAGGCAGGCAGCGCAGCGCCAGCTCACGACCTTCTTCGACGTAGTTACCTACTGCCGAATCCCCGGCAGGGATTTCTTCGGTGATTGTCAGGCCCTGGTGATAACCGACATCGATGATGTACAGGCGTCCGGTTAGCGCAGTAGCCTGAGCGAATTCATCGGATGAGTTGATGGTTGCGGCGGTACCCGGAAGTAGCGCTGCGGCCGTAGTGCGGGTTTCGGTCTTGTACAGAGACTGACCGTCGATATTAACGCGACGATAACGTGGCATTATTCCGGCTCCTTACTTGAAGTGTTCGTCTGCGGCAGGTGCGCCGGTTTCTTTGTGCTGTTGAGCATTGTTGGTGCCCAGCGGAGCAGCTTCGCCCAGCGACTTGAACATTGCGTCCAGGGCATCGCCAGAAAGCGCGTTGGCCACGATGTCACCATGGACCTTAGCAACCGCATCACGCTTGGCTTTCTCTTCAGCGCGTGAGTTGGCGGTCAGGGTGTCAGCGAGTTGCTTCTGGTTGGCCTGTAGCGCATCAACCTTTTCCGCAAGAGGCTTAATAGCCGCTTCAGTATTGGTCGCAACAGCCTGGCCGATCATGCTGCCGATTTGTTCCAGTTCTTCTTTGGTTAAAGGCATGTCGCCCTCCGTTTTGTGGTTTGGTGCAGGCTGTTCCTGCGGTGTGAATAGAGCTTTGAATTTGTTAGCGACGACTGCGACCCACGACTCCTGGCGCGCTACTGCGGTGCCGGTATCATCGAAGGTGATAACGCCGCCCTCAGACTTGTAGCTAAACACCTCAGCGGTGCCGCCGTTGCGGATGATTACCGCTTGCGAGTCAGTGAAGTCAGCAATCCAGGCGTATTCATCCGCGCCAGCCGCAAACTTCGCTTTGGCTGCGCGATCGAGACGCTGTTCGCGCTCCCGGTAGGATTCGCCCACCAGCGCGCCCGAGTTCGCTTTAAGCGGCTGTGCCAGATCGGCGTTAACCATCAGGCCGACGCCCTGCTCAGGGGTGGCGGCTCCGACCTCATGCAGCAGGATTGCGTCGTGGTCCATGCGATGGATGTCGGCAACCCATTCCGCACCTGTTGAGCGCTCCTGCTCGTTAGGTTCAAGCTGGTCGAGGAATGCGGCAACACTGGTATGAATCGGCGGAACGTCTTCACCGCGCTCAATGGCAGCGACACGCTCAAGAAGCTCCCTTCCACCTTCCGACTCGCTGGCACGGGCCACATCAACCCACTTTTCGAGATAGATGCGATTACCGGACTTCTTAACGTTGCGGTTCCACGCACCTATATGGCCTGCGTTAATCCCTTCTGGGGAGAAAGCAGACACGAACTGACCGTTAACTTGAGGGTGCCCAAGCGGTGCCAGGGTGCCCTCCAGCCCCTTATAGTGGGCGTCGATTTGCTCTTGCGTGTACAGCCCGCCATTCATGACGACGTTCGCCGGCAGCGTGTAACTCGGTAGCACCAGATGCTCGCGATCGTTGTATGTTTCGCGCCTGATAGACTGGCTGTTCACCTTCGTGGTGATGTTGACCTGCATAGGCATAGTTATTTCTCCGCCCAGGCGTAACCGCGCGCCTGCATCGATTTATATTCCTGTTTGAGTTTCTTGATGGTGTCCGGGTATTCCGGCTTACCGTCCGCATCCACCAGCACCGACTGCTGGCTGCATTTGCAGTTGATGGAGTTACCATCTTTGCTGTACCAGTCACGCACCTCTTCATTGGTGTAAAGGTGCGCGTGACGCACAGCGTGCGTATGACGGGTTGTCGGTGACAGCGCCGAGATGTGAACCAGCAGCGTTTTAAGGCCGTAAAGGTCATTCGCCTCCTGGTCTTCATCCCACTTAGCCCGGCGCAGCGCGGTAGTCACTTCAGTGCGTGCTATACGGTTTGCCCGGCGCTTCTCGATTCCTGTCTGTTCTGTCAGGTTGCGGGCAATGTCCAGCGGATTGAGACCACGGCCCACGCCATCAGTCAGCACACGCGCCATGTCGCGCTTAACGTCAGCCGTTAGTCCCTTCATTTCCTCAAACAAACGGGCATGCACCAGCGCCATTCGTTGCTGGTACGGGTCGCTTGCGAGGATGGACGCCAGCGACTCACGCCCTGCTGCATACACCGGGGATTGCTGGCTGAGGTTGTAGAACGACTGCCCGGTCCCTTTCTCCGAAGCAAGGTCGATGTACTCGTAAAACCACAGGTCGTAATCGCCACCTTCAAGCAGCACCTGATCCACCAGGTAACTGGCATCGTTCAGGATGATGGAGAGTAGCGTCGGGTTTAGTTGGTATTCGTATCTGGCGTTTACTGCGAGGGAGGAAGGTATTTTGTCGAGTGCTGATTTGTACGCTTTGCCAATCTTATTCATCCGCCTGGCGAAGTCTTTCATTGCCCGGCGTTCCAGCGCATCGGCTCCGGTCGGATCCTGGTAGTTACGCGGCAGAATCGGTGGCTTCGTCTTCTTCGTCGCCATCCTCTTCTCCTAACGGGAATTCATCAACGTTTTCATAACCAGCAGCTGTGCGAATTTCTTCGCGACTGAATGCCGGATTTTCTCCGCTGCCCTGGAACGTATGGTTAATCTCTGCCATGGTTTTGGCATTGGCGAGCTTCTCAGTTCCAGTCTGTTCGTTGAGGTCATCCCAGATAACAGCCTTTTGGCTAACAGAGTCGATGATTTGCAGTTCAATCAGCTTGTCGCAGAAATCCTCTATCTCGAAAGCGAGGTCTACACGGCGCGACTGGCAGCGAGCGTTGAAATACTTCTGATCTTCGGTGCTGGATCGCTCAGCCTGCTGATTACCAACCAGGATGCGCGTGGGAATATCAACCCCGGCGGCAGCTGTTTGCAGGTTTACATCGTATGTCGGCGAAGGGTCTGAAACTGGAGAAACCAGCGATGTAACGTTGGCCCCTTGGGTAATGAGTAGCGTGTCATTCCCTCGGTTTAACTCTCTTGCCGCATCGTTATAACGCTCCTGCAACTCATCAACCGATACGCCATACATCGAAGCCAGGTCACCAAAATTAACCTCTTTGTCGAAGTTGATGTTCTGCTGGCGAGCGGCGTTCTTCAGGAATGACTCACCAGACCCGCCCTCTACCTTCTCCAGGCTCACAAAGGCGTTATAAGCTGGCTCAAGGAAGCCAATAGCATCGTCTGAGTAATCACCAAGGATGAAAACGCGATCGGGGTGGATATTGACGCGGCGACTTGAACCATTCGGCAAGCGTTCGGCGTACTGCCACATTTTCGGCTGACCGTAAGTCTTCGAGTTCAGCCCAGTGTCCCACTCGCTCACCGTTAGCGATCCGGCCCACGCCACGGAAACCTTCTGCAACCCTCGACCTTTGGTAACCGGAAGGTTCCAGTCTTTTTCATCGCGGACGTGCAGAAGGATGCCTGCATAACGACCGACAAGGCGACGACGATCCGCCTCGGCAAATGAGCGCCAGAACCGGTTGTTGAATACCTGCTTTGACTTGTTTTCCCAGGCGGTTTCGTTTTCGCTCTCGTCGGCATCGTCACCCTCGATGATTTCCGGGTTAGTCTGCCAGCATTTGCCCACCAGCTTCTCAACTGCACCGTGAGCGATACCACCGCGCCGATACAGCGCGTAGAGGTTTTCGTAGGTGACCTGCTCAGGGAAGCCATATTCGCACCATGCGGAATGACGCTTATTGTCCAGCCCCATTGTAGGCGCCATCAGCCCCATACGGGCGCGAGCCATCCGCGCATCGTTAAGAGCGTGATTTACCGCAAGTGTTAATTTATCACTCATTCGTGCCTCGCAAATTCGCCATGAAGACTCTCCCTCATCTCAATTAGCCAGGCCTCAACTACGCCTCTAGATGTAGAGAACTTGCGGTGGATTTTTCCGTTATCCCAAATTCGCCCCTGCCACCCGCAGTTTTTTGAGTGCCACGAAAGCCCCTTAACGCCGGATGAGTTATCTTTCCGAAGTGGGGTATTCTTTAGGTTTTCTGCTCTCGTTGCTGGGCGAAGGTTTTCGAGTTTGTTATTGGTGGTATTGCCGTCTTTGTGGTCGACATCAACCGATGACCCAAGCGCGCCATGCATCAATACCCATACCACTCTATGGGCAAGATACTTTTTCTTATTGATGGTGACGTAGTAGTAACCACGCGCGCCGTTGTAGCTTCCAGCATGGTCTCCGGCTTTAACTCTCCCAGAGCTTTTTATCCACACCAGGCCAGTTGGACTTAAAGGGCTGTATGCAACACACTCCCGGATTTTATGTATGTCTAAGCCCCCGTTATCACCAACGGCGAGAGTTAATTTGTCAGTCATGATTTATCCGTTGGTGGAGTTAAGGCATGAAAAAGGCCACCGAAGTGGCCTGAACTTATTGGTAGCTTTTCAACTTTATCGTATCGCCCTTAAATTGCTTCTGAAGCGCCTCTAGCAGAGCTGATTCTGTCTTCCCATTAGCAAGAACATCGTTTAGCTTTACCTGATTGCCAACCGTTGAACCCTTCGCGATACGCTGGAAAATGACGTTTTTGAAATGATGCTGCATAACTATCTCCTTGTAAGTACATCATTAATAAATAACGTCAATTCTTGGTGAATCTTTAATTTTTAACGCAACCTTTTGGGGATCATCATTCCGGCCATCTGCCCCTTACGCTTGATATGTCCGTCGAGGCTGTAGCGAATACCGTCCCAGCAGTGTTCATAGCCGTCGGCGAGTTTAGGCAAAACCTCGCCAGTAATGCGGTCCGTTTTGTACGACCACATGCGAGCCTCTCGCGCCACGTTCTTGCAACGCGGGTGGATAATGATTTCGTCGAAGCCGCGAAGATGGGCGATGCCGTCCTCAACGCTCCCCTGCCATTTCTCGGCAGCTGAGATGTTGAATCCCTGCCGCTTGAGATAGCTAATCGTCTCGGGTCGAGCGGAGTCGGCCTTGATGGGCCAGTCACGCGATCCGGGAATTGTGTCGTATAGCTCTGGCATGTGGTCGAGCTCTGTCTGCTGCCCGTACGCCTCGTATTCGATGTACAGCCGGTTGTGCAGGATGAACGAACGCACCAGTGTGTTAGGGTCTTTGGCGAAACCGAAGTCGGCACCGAAGAACAGGCGCTCAGCTTCTTTCCAGAGGTTTTCCGAGAACTCAGCAATCCGGTATTTTCCGGCCAGCACCTGCTTATCAGAGTTTTCGAGGTAAGCACCTTCCCACACCCATGCGTATGTTGCCGGGTCGAGGCGGCGCTGATCGTTCTGTCGCTCACCTTCCAGCACGTCGGGGAACCACGGGTTATCCGTGTAGTTCATCTCAACGGTGATGCAATCGTCACCAGCCTCTTTGCGGAAACGCTTATCCGTGGCGCTACCGTCGCGCTCCGGGTTCCACGTCACCCAAATCTCTGAGCCTTCTTCACGAACTGTCGGGCTCAGCTTCTGCCACGCTATTTCGCTGACTGATTCAGCCTCATCTACCCAGCAAAGCAGGATGCGCGCTTTCGACTTGATGCTGTCGAGGTTATGCCGCAGACCACAGAACACGTAGCTAACGCTCTTGTCGATGGTGCGGATGTACTTCTCGCCGATATCAAAGTTGGCGGCCAGCCAGGGAACAGACAGGATCGCCTGTTTCACCTCCTGCATGCTCGACTCTTCCAGCGAGTTCATGAACTCACGCGCGCAGAGCACCACGCCGCTTTCACCGTTCATCATCGACTGATACGCCTTTACGGCAGTCATCAGAGCGAAGGTGCGCGTCTTGGCGCTACCACGGCCACCGTGCGAGCACCGGTAACGCTTATTCACGGCGGTGAACAGTGGCGCAAGCTTTGCGGGAATCGGCAGTTGAACGGCTTCACTCATGCTTTCGGCTCAACAGGTAGTAATTGGATGATTGTCGGCTGCGGAGTCATGCTGCCATCAGGGCTTGTATGCTCGACTTTCTGGCGATTTGTGTAGGCATCGCCCATTTCTTTGGCGGCCTGCTCGATAAGCTGCGAGGTCATGCCGTAGTTCTTCATCTTTTCAGCATTAGTCGCCATTCGGTCGAGGACACGCAACCGGTACGCTTTATTTGCGATCGGGATGTCGGCGATCTCATTCTGGAATCGTTTACGGGTGGCGTTGAAAAGGTCAATCCACTTCTGGCTCAACTTGGCCGCCATTGCGTTTCCGGGCGTATATTGCGACACCTGCTGTCGTGAGACATCAATGCCGTATTCAGCCTTTACAAGCTCAATGACTTTTACTGGGGTCTCGTAGCAGGCGAGTGACTGAACGATGAAGGCTTTAACCTCTGTCGATAATGCTGCCACAGGCTACCTCCATGACAATCTGAATAAAGCGTTACGCCAGCTTTAGCATGCACGTCCCGCATGACCTGGCTATATCGATGTGAGCCACTTCTGCTGGCGCATTGGCCGCATCAACGAGCTCCTGCACTTCTTTGCTTGCACCGTATCGACGTACGACACCAGTGAATTCTTCGACGTCGTGGCCACGCAGTGTAAGCACTGGCTTCCCGGTCTCTTTGTTGAACTTAGGCGCGCCGAAATCATCTGTGGCCTGGGCGATATGGTAAAGCTCATGCTCTACCAGTGCGCAGAACTCGAGGTCACTGCATTGTGAGCAGTAATCGGCCGCCAGCGTGATGATGAACTTCGGGATGCGCCCGAACCATTCATACATCTGCTGTTCCATTCTGGCTTTCTGCCAACCACCGGCCCGGAGCATCACCTGCTCGGCCTGGCCGAGGACGTAGCGCCCTTTCTTCGCGAAAGAGTCAGACGCCCACATGAAGCAGAGGTCAGCTTCAAGCAGATGTTCGTGGTCAGGGTTATGGATGCTGCCGGAATCGCTGAGGATTTGGCGGCTTACCCACTCATGCACTTCATTGGCGGTAATGAGCCGGGTGTATGGCTGCCAGTTGTCGGAGGCGATGAAGTTAACTGGCGGATAAGGCCTGCGCTCGTCATCGTTAGCCATGGGTCACTCCGTTGTTTGTTCTTCTTGCTGCCCGGTCTGCTCTGCCGGCACTGGCGTGAACTCCACGCGCTTCACATCGGCCGGAGCGAAGTAAAGCCACTGTCCCGTTTCAGTCGCCAGCGGCACGAAGCCATTAACCAGCTCAGGCTGACGTCGTGACATCTTGCCCGTGAAGGTTTCGCCTGTTTGGGTGGTTAGGGTGATTTGGTAGATGTCGGACATGATTACCTCTTTGCCTTGTCGCAGCTGTTGCCCTGCTTCTCAGAAGTGCTTAGCCACTTACGGCTTACCCGTCAGCAAGATGTGATCACCATCCTTGCGGGGTTACACAGATCATTATCGAAGCCCCTCAGTGAAGGGCTTCTGTAATGCCGCGATCAGCCAATAAGTAATTCCGGCTGCGTTACCTGCATGATGTGCTCATGTTCGAGCCTCAGCACGCGTTTTTCCTTCTTCCGTTCGTTCATCAACCGGCTGCCGATCGTTCCCTTCAGCTTTGAGCGCGTTTCTTTGATGGCGTAGCGATGCTGCAATTCTTCACCCATCGCCATGCGCCGGTTTAGCTGCTCGGCCATCCAGTTGAAGGCATTGATGTAACACTCCTTCACTGCGGCAGCTGTTTTGCCAGTGAATCCCATCACTAGCATCATGCATCCGTCGCGGGTGATGTTATACATAGGCTGAACATCGCCATTTTTATCAATGAAATCAATGGGCGCAAAATTGCGCTGGGTGAAGTCATCGGAGCATTTCAGGTTACGTATGGCACGCAAAACGTCTTTGTGTCGCTTGCCAAAGTAATCCGCCACCTTGAGTGATGTGGTGATTATCTTGTTGTCGAGGGTCGTGACCATTTCGCGGAAGTCGAAGGCCGGAATAACTGACGGATTATTCATAGCGTCTTTACCTTTTAGAAAGTGAGCCTGTCTCACAGAAAAGCCGCCCGAGAGAGGTCGCCACCTATAACGGCATTTCTCAGGCTCGCTTACTGAAAGGCTCTCGTTGATGTGCGCGTGAGATGCGCAGACATAAAAAAGCCCGACCGAAGTCAGGCTCTGTAATTTGGGTGACGAATCACTTAAGACACTGCTCTTTGATGTAGTCCTGCATGCCGCGAATCATTTTGTCAGCGGTTGCGATTCCGTCCCGGTGATCGAAATAATTCCGTCGAGCGTCTGGAGTAAGTTCGGGGGTTCCTGCATCATCCACGCCGGTGGCGGAGGTGGCTTTTGACACTCCAGGGCAGGTTGCGGCGATGCGCAGCCGTTTAGCGCCAGAATCGACATCCCGACGCAAATCGTTAATGGTTTTTTTCGCATCGGACAATTCCTTCGTGTATTTGGCATCCAGCGCAGCGACATCACGCTGGCGCACCTGCATATCTTTGATGGTGGCGGTCGCAAGGCTTAGCTGTTTATTGGCTTTGTCGCGCTGGTCTTTGTAGGTGATGGCGTTGTCGCGGTAGTGGTTAATCGCCCAGGCCATGGTAACGAGCAGGAAGATAACGACAGCACAGATGATTGCGGTTAATCGGCTCATTTCACACCGTCCAGGCAGAGCGCCTCTTCTTTCCCGGCACGAGTAACCAGACCAGGCAGAACCCTGCCGCCACCCCATACCCAGCGAGGGAACTGGTGGCATGCCGCTGTGATGTCCCCACTTCTGAGAAGAGAGAACATCGTGGAGGTGCGCATGTTCCCGCAGCCAGCTCGAAACGTTACCGATACAGCTGCCGAGAAAGTATTGTCAGACAGCTTGCGTCCATTTCCGTAGCGGTTAACGCAGGACTCAGCATCAAGGATGTTGCGCTCCCACTCGGCTGCGATCTGCTGGTCAGACTTAACGGTGCCGAGCTTTACGCCATGCGTATTACCCATTCCGTCAGTAAGCACACCTGCCGGGCACACATACGGATCACGTCGGCAAGATTCAGCGTTGCCGATTAACTCCAGCCCGCGCTCGTTAGTCCTGACATGGCCCGCATTCATCACGATTGCGATAATTGTAGCCACTGAACAAACGATCCCGGCCGCGCCACTCTTCTTACTCAGCTTCAAGTTCGCCACTGGACATTCTCCGCATTGCCTCCGTTACAACCTCGGCAGATGCCGGACGTTCGGAGTGGGGTTTCTCGCTTACCTCAGCAAGGTATTTAGCCAGTAACTGTGTACGTTTCTTTTCTTCTTCCAGCCGTTCACGCTCTTCTTTCCGTTTCGCGTAATAGGTCTTAATCGTGAAGTATGCAGAGACCAGCGCGCCGAGAATAAAGACGTAGTCCTGTAAACTGAGAACGGAAAATAACCCCAGAAGAGTTGACCACCAGTAAGGCAGATTGTGTCCATCTGTTGGGTTCATACGTTGCATTCCACACCTCCGGTTCCGGGGTGCTGTGTGGTAGTAGGGGAAAGGCCGTCAGACACGTTAGCTACGTGGCATCTGGAATTGATTGTCTGCGGCCTGGAATAAAAAACCTGGCGACAAGCCAGGAAGATGAGGGTAAGGCAATGTCGGCTCTATGGCCGAAGGGTCCCAGGTAGTGGGTTTGGGTCGCCCGTCTGGATTCGAACCAGCAATCATCCAATTATGATTTGGGAGCTTTACCGCTTAGCTACAGGCAAATAAAAAGGCCGCCTGAGCGACCTGTTTGTTGAGTTGCACATTCACCACATTTTGAGTCCACGCAAAAAGCCTCTGAAGCCTTCAGCGTGTTTCCTGTAATGCGATGTGCACTCATCAATAACATCATGAGCTGACACAAAGCGAAGCGACTTGCTACCAACCTCTTTGTGCACCTTATTTATGACATTGAATATTCGAACACTAAAAGCATCATCCACCTTTCTGATTTCGTAACGATAGGTGATGTTGTTAGTGCCGCCAACATAAAGCTGGAAGTTCTTCATGATGAGGCCTCTCTGTTTTCACTGGAGGCCATATTTTACATAAGTAATAAAAGATTATTAACTTTTAAAGACCACTTGGTTTACATAAAGCACAAAAAACAAAGCCCCGCACGGTGGCGAGGCTCTTAATTCTTTGTCGACCTACGAAGCAATGGCGACAATATCAGATTTACATGAAATATATGCGTTTCAATCCAGTTTTGCAAGACTTCTGTCGAAATTTGTCGCCTTTTGTTGTGAACGTGATCTCGTAACCTGCAACAAAGCACCGCTATCCAGGCGTTGGAAGATACGCCTCATCTCCACCCAGCGCTCCGTAAACGTCTCGGACCAGTTCTTTGGCGTTACACCGACCAGTTCCGCCATCTTCTGATATTCGTAAGTCTCACGGCCCGCCAACTCCCTTTTGACGTCCTGCGCCGCCAGCCAGATCAGCTTCTTCAGGCGTTCCATCGTCTTGCCGGCCACCTTCTTCGCGCCGAGCTGCTCCCGGAACTCATTCCACGCCCACTGAGTGATCGCCACCTGGTGCTCAAAGCTAACGCTCTCGCTGTAGTTCCACAGCAGCCATGCTTTCTGGTGCTCTTCCAGTGACAGGACAGCGCGGCGCCACGATGCGGTCACGAACTCAACCGGCCCAACCAGCGCGATGGATGAGCCTTTGGCGCGTGACTGGCTGCCGCTCATCGCCGGGCCGTCCGGGTTAACTTTACGGCCGGTGACCGGGTCGGTGATTTTCTTCCGTCCCCGGCTGCGCGCCGTCGCAGTGAATTGCGCGTTCTCGGCGAAAGCTACCAGTTGCCCTTTGGTAGCACCACTCAGATCGGCAGTTGCCACAATGAGCTGCTGACGTACGTATTCCAGTTGCTGACTGTTCATGCGGCTTCCTTATGTGGCTGGTTGGTTTTGGTCTGGCTGTGCTTTGCTACTGGCGGCAGATTGGCGCGCTTAACGCTTTCGGCCTGGTACCGCAGGAAGTCGGCGTGATTCATGCTGCCTCCTGTCGGCGGGCCCGGCGTTTTTCCAGCGCGCGGGCTTTGCGTGTGAAAATGGATTTGATGCGCTTCAGATATGGGATATCGAACCGGCGCGGCTCGTTGTTAGACTCAAGACGCTCAACTCGTTCCAGGCCAATGCGGTCGATAAGACGGATGCGATACTCGACAGCATTGCCGCTCAATTGACGATTGCACCGGGTGCAGGCTGAGTGGACGTTAAACACGTTGAATTTGAGGTGTGATGCAGCTCCGCGCGAACGGTAATGGCTGGCGTCAATGGCGCTTCCAGTTAGGTAATTGCTTTTGCCAATAAGTGGATTGCCGCAGCTGACACATGGCTTACCTTCATCGCGGATCCTGATGTAGCGATTGAAGGCCGATTGAGCCTCCTTATCCCACTGGGATTTAGACTTTAGTGACTCGCGCTTTTCTTGTCGGCGTTTTCGCCCGGCCTTCTCTGCCTCTTTCTGCTCCTTGATTCGCTTAGCGGCGGCTTTCACCTTCTCCTTCTCGCGTTCTTCCATTGCGAGGATTGCGCCGTGTTCCGGGCAGCACCAGCGGATCCGGATGTCGTGGAATTTAGGCACGAAGTATTCACCGCACACTTTGCACTTACGGCGGGATGGTTTACGCATGACTCCTCCGTGCCGCGAGACGCAGCCATTTCTGATCCACCAGGCGGGCGGTGTAGTCCTTCAGGGTCGGGATGTCGGACGGATTAACCGCGACCTTACGCTTGCGGCGCGGCGGAACGTTGAAGATGTGATTTGTGATGACGCGTGCGAGAGGATTACCCACGGGAAGCCCTCCACTCTTGCGCCCAGGCAATGCGCTTACTGGATGCTTCGGAGAACTTCACGCCGCGGTCGGTACCGAACCAGTAAATCGCCTCGATGACATCGACCATGTAGCGCTTGCTGGATTTGGATGTGCGGACGCCGAAATAAACGCGCCCACCGTTGATGCCCGGCGCGGATTTCTGTTCCTGGTCCTGGGTCTGATTCACCAGAACGGTGATGAGGTCCTTCCATTCTTCACGGGTAAGCTTTTCGCCGTGCCAGACAACCTGATCAGACAGGTCTTTCAGCAGCGGCCACATCAGACGGTTTTGCTTGTCGGTGCGGGTCTCTTCCCGGGCCTCGACTACCATCGGCGCGCGCGGGTTTACCGGCAGGGTGCGAATGTACGCGATGAGGTTCTCTTTAACGGTGTCGTTAACGATGCAGTAGTGCTGCTTCATACGCCACCTCCGAGAGGTAACGCAGAATGCAGAAAGTCGCAGGTGCATTTCTGCATCTGTGACAAGGTGAGGAGTTCAGATTGTGGTCGCATTTAAGTCCCCTTAAATGCGCAGAAGTCACCGGAGTTGTTCAGGCTCCGATGACATGATTATGGCTTGATGATTTTACAAAATCAAATGGGTGAAGCTTTCTTTTTTAACTTCAATGTTGGCGCTTTCTCCTTCGATTTATTCTCACTTTCAAATGCATCTTTTGCATTGTTGCATCCGCATTGATGGCAAACGTAGTCGCCACTCCACCCTCTGCGAGTAACTTCTTTTCCGATAGCGATTGAACCACAATCAGGACAGACCATAACACCCTCCGGTTAGCATTTAACTGCACTATGATGGTACCAATTCAAATCCGGAGGGAAAGCTCATTTACAAAATAATCTTTTTATTTCAATAGTATAATATTGTTTAAACGCGGTTATCGCACATGCCGTGATTATTGATAGGAATTACCGCGCATCTGGCTTTGGCGCTGCCGAAATCATCGCCGCCCAGCAAAGTTTCGCCCGATGCGCTGCCTGCTGGCATCCGCTCATGGCATCGTATGCTTCCCACTCCTTCTCATCGCTAAAGCTCTCATCTGGCTCTGATTCGAACCCATTGACGATCATGTCTTCAGTCGGCTCGACAGGAACAAGCGCCCAACCATCCGGAATCACCGGAGAGTTTCCAGCCTCATACGCAACGCGCAACCAGTGGAAAAATACCTCCGTCATCACACATCCGCATTCGACGTCAATGGTGCCTGTCTGCTGCGAAAGCCACTGCTCGAATGGCAACTTGTAAGCCGTCGTTACAGGTTTGGCACCCTGAAGCATGGCGGCGCGGCAGGCTCTCCACGTCTCGAGAAATACCGGCTTCAAAGCTTCGCTAAACCACTCTGGCGCGATAGATTTTGTTCCGCACGCGTCCCCTGTGTACCACTTATCGAACCCTTCATCCAAATCCCTGGATGTTATCTTAACGGCAGGGTTGCTGGTTACGTAAAGTGATTCGATGTTCTCTGTCAGCACACCCTCAGACTCACCTCCCAGTGATTCCTGAGTAGCGATAAAGCTACTTAACTTACCCTCCTCTTCGAGCGATGCAAGCGCCAGCTTCATCGCCGCCAGCGCCCGGGCTGCATCTTCGTTTACTGCTCCGGGCGTCGCATCGCGCTCTTCTTCAAGCTGTGCGATAGTCTTTTGAAGCCATTCCTTTAGATTAGTGCTCATTATGCCTCTCCTTTACCGGCTGCGGATGCCGACTCTTCGTATGCGCGTTTGGATGCGTTCAGAATGGCCGCCAGAGGCGTGTAAGCACCTTCGCCTCTGATTGTGTTGTGAATGCCAGCCACTGCCTCACGAAGGTTGCCGTGGCTCGCCTCCAGCTCAGCAATCCGCTTTGCCTGCCAATCAACAAAATCAACCAGCGAGCCATGAAGCTCGTAGTCTTGTCGCAACATGTCGTAGATATCAGCCTTCTGAGATAGCTCAGCAATCCGCTTCTCTGCGGCTTCCAGCGCCTTTACCAGCTCATCAACGGTTCCAGCTGCTTGGCGCGCGTAATCGGTAATTGCCAGCTCGCATTCAATTTCAGTGCCGTTTTCGTTGGTGTGGCAAATAGCAAAGTAGTCGGAGTCGATTTCGTTATCAGCCAAATGCCTCAGCGTGTCAGCAACAAGTTCGCCGTTTTCAATCAGCAGCTCTGTCGCGCGTTTGTCGATGTTGCTCATTGGGCGGCTCCTTCAAATTGGTAAGAAATTTTAATTCCCAGCTTTTTAGACATGGCATGCTCAGCGACGGCACCTTCCGACTCTTGCCACCCATGCAGCATGTGAATGGCGTCGGCGCAGCGAAGCATCGCCAGGCAGATGTCCATATACTCACGCTTAGATAAACCATCCGGGAGCGTGGCCGGATTTAATGCCACATGACCATCTGATAACATCTGCTGTGCTACTGCGTTAAACATCGGACGGTTGTAGTTTTCGTAACCCGTCATTGGTCCTGCGATGTAAATTTTCATACCCCTGCCCTCCCGTACTTGTCTGATAACTCGCCCATTAGCCTGTGGATTTCCGCAAGGTCACACCCTGCGCACCCCAGAGCTTCGGCTATGAGTTCTTCCTGCTCTTTGGATGGCCCGGTTTGCAGAATTTGATTAAGCTTCCTGTGCGATACGCCGCAGTGCCTGGCGATGCTGATGAGCGTTACACCGTTATCCTTCGCCATGGTCCTAACCATCCAGCGATAATCACTCCATTCGCTCATACCCCTGCCCTCCCCCAAACCATCAATACTCGCTTCATAGCCGCGCTGTTGCGGCACTCCTGAAATATTCCGTTGGTGCAGCTGCGTGCGGTACCAACCTGTTCTTCTGGTGTCGCCAGGCGATAAGTCACCGTTCGCCAGACCTTGCTCACGCGCACAATCTTCCGGGCCTGCTCCAGATCGATAGCGTTCTTCGTGATGCAGTTGATGGTCATGCCGCACTCTGTGGCCACATCCTTCGCGGTGAAGGTCCGGTGCGTTTCGAGATAACGCAGAATTGCCTGTTTGCCTTTCATCTCACACCATCCCGTTCGACTTGTTGCGATTGTACTTGGCCTGAAGCAGCTGGATCGGCGTCGGCCCGTGCTCGGCAGCCGGGGCTGCAATCGCCCGGCGTACCGGCGGTACTGGCTTACCCTCGGTGACGCGCTTCTCCCACATGTCCAGCAGATCGCCCGCTTCGCGCGCCAGCTCACCATGTGTTAACTGGCGCTCTGTGCTGCGGTGGCGCAGCTCCACGCAGATGTGGTACATGACCGGCTGAGACCAGGGAAACTGCTCGCTGGAGGTGAATTCGAACGAACGGTTACGCCAGTCCCAGTATTCAGCGATCACCTGGTCAACGGTGATTCCCAGCGCCCCGCCACTCTGCTTGCACCAGGCGACAAACTGACCCGGCGACGGCAGGAATGGACGCTCCTGGCGGCGGGCAATGCGCATTCCGGCATCAACCTGTGCCATGGTGTGGATACCGTTCTCCTGAAACGCCAGCAGCCACTGACGGCGGAATTCGTCCAAGTCACGCTGTTCTCGGAAGTTCGCCATGCTGGCCGGGAACGCGGCGCGCAGCTCGTTGAACAGCTTGTTGAATACCTGAGCCACCTGCTCGACCGGGGCGCGTTCCTGATACTGCTCTGGCAGGTTATGAGCCATGCGACTCATCTGCTCGCGGTCGTGGTTACGCATCTGCTCTGCAAGAGATTTCATCGAAGCACCTCATAGGCCCAGTCAGTGTTGTTGAAGTCCAGATCCGGCTTGGCGGCTGGTTTGACAGCGAACTTCGGCTTAAAAAGCCCCTGGTAACCGTTCGCAATACTGGTGTTGATCACGTCGACCGGATTGTGTCCGTCTTCCAGGCACTCTTTCAGCAGCTTGAACGCCTTGGTGACGGTCAGCTCAGTTTTGATCGGCTTGCCAGACTGTTTGCGGTAAGCAACCCATTCCTGCCAGGCGGTTTGATTTAGCCACTCAGGAACGTCAACACTGAGCGGATCAAACTTGTCCTTCCCCCTTGGGGGATTAGAGGGGGTATTAGGTTTTATATTTGTCTTTGGAAGAATGTCTTTGGTGTTCCCTGTTTTCAGGGATACCTCTCCCTGTTCTTGGGGATGGTTATCCCTGTTTTCAGGGATGGTTTGTGGGGTGATCTTACTATCCCCGATTTCAGGGATGGTAATAACATGCGTTACAGCTTCAGCGACCGGAAAACTGACCGGGCACTTTGCACATTTTGGCTTTGTGTAAGCCCAGCTATCCAGGAGCGTGTTGATCCCGATGTAACGTGTCTGCCCGATTCTGCGCATCTTAATGATGTTGCGATAAGCCAGGCTGAGCACAGCTTCAGAAACGTGCTTAACGGCAAGTCTGGTTTTATCTGCAATGAGGCTGTTGGTGATCCGGTCCTCTTTCTTGGACCAGCCATACGTCAGGCGAACAATAGCATTCAGCACGCGGAACTCACGCCCCGAAAGCTCTACGAAACACAGGGCATCCTGAATCTGGTTAGCAAGGCGAAGATAGCCATTTTCCAGATCGGCCATGCGATTCTCCTGCTGCGCCGGTTTCTGCGCAGGGAATTTGATAATTTCAGCGGTATTTGACATACTTAACTCCGCAATTGTTATCTGCATTTGCACCAGAAAGTCGGTTCTGTTCGCGCAGACCGGCTTTCGCCATTTCTGTAGTTCTCACATTACCCCCAACATCGACGTGACCATCGTCATCAGTGGGCCTACCTGCTCCGGCATGAGGCGGAACAGCGACGCTATACCCTCGCTTACCTCTTTCAGCTTCTGATGCTCTGGAGCGTCCAGGAGCACGGCCTGTTTAGCCTCTGCGAGTTCTTTCTCGGCTTCAGCCAGACGAGACATTTTGCAATCGGCACCGATCAGGCGAGTGCGATACTCAACAGGCAGCACGGCCATGATTGCGGGCGTCAGATGGCGCACGTTCTCGCGGTACTGTTCAGAGTCGAAACGGTTATCCAGAAAGCGGAACAGCTTCTGGCGGGCTCGGCTAATGTCTTCCGGGAAGCTGATGGCGGTCCCGCCCTGTTCCCGGTATTCGTTGATGATCAACGCCGAAACGACGTCCTGATTGTCCAGCGCCGAAGACCATGCACGGACCGCATCGCGGATCTTTTCGTGGTCTGGCGCCGCCTTAGGTTGAGCGCGGTTTATCACCGCTCCCGGGTGTATTCCGGTATTGTGTTGATACGCAAGTGAATGCATTGCTTTCCCTTTCGTGGTTAGGGCCGCCGGTCAGGCGGCTGTCGATTCATTTTTAATTCGGTCAGGGTTTGCAGCCTGTAGTAGCCACTCTGCCGTAAACTGCCCTTTTGATGCGTCAGCCAAAAGCTGTGAATAGTTGGTTTTCTCTGTGTACTCAGTGCGAGGCAACGCCGCGTTCTTTACCCACTTGTGAATAGCAACATTCGACAGACCACATAGGCGTGCCGCTGCGGTTTGTCCGCCTACAGCTTCGATTGCAAATTGCATTGGGTTCATAGTGTTTTCCGTTAACTATATTAACTACGAGTTAAGGTTATATCTTAACTGACAGTTATGTCAACTCTAATTGATAATTAACACATGGTTAAAAAAGACGATTTAAAAGAAGAATTCTCGAAGAGACTTCGCGCTGCATTGCTTGATGCTGGCGTGGGTGGGCGTGGGCAGGCTGGCAGGATCAGGGAAGCTATGAAGTCCCAAGGGATTGCTGTATCTGAGCCCGGGATCTGGAAGTGGCTTAACGCATCAGCAATACCAGACCAAACCAATATCCTTGCACTTAGCCGCTGGCTTGGGGTTCGCCCTGAGTGGCTGGAATACGGAAGGAATGATCCTGAACCTGAACTGCACAGGGTATCATCCATCCCGCCTGAATCTGAGTGGGGAACTGTCGACGCTTGGGACAAAAATACCCCCCTACCTGACGATGAGGTGGAAGTACCGTTTCTGAAGGATATCGAGTTTGCGTGTGGTGATGGGCGTGTTCATAGCGAAGATCATAACGGCTTTAAACTGAGGTTCTCCAAGGCAACGCTCAGAAGGGTGGGTGCAAATAGTGATGGTTCTGGAGTGCTTTGCTTTCCCGCTTCTGGTGACAGCATGGAGCCCGTTATTCCTGACGGCGCAACGGTAGCAGTCGATACAGGCAACAAGCGGATTATTGACGGCGAACTCTATGCTATTAACCAGGGCGATTTAAAGCGCATAAAGCAGCTTTATCGAAAGCCTGGTGGGAAGCTATTAATACGAAGCATCAATCGCGATTATGACGATGAAGAGGCTGATGAGGCAGATGTCGAGATAATCGGTTTTGTGTTCTGGTACTCGGTATTGCGATATCGCCGATAATTTTAGTGGCCTGAAGAGACGTTTGGGTGATAAGAGAATATCTGATAGTAGGCGTGGTTACTTTGCTCTCGGTTGTTGCTATCGTGCTTATGGTGGCCTGATGAGACGTTTGGGTGATTATTTTATTTTTCACAGCAATAGGATGATTTATGACACAGTTTCAACTTGCATTAATCGCCAGAGAAGTTGATGGAGAAGTCATCCATCTTCGCACCAAAGACGGTTACATCAATGCCACCGCAATGTGCAAGTCTGCTGGGAAGCTACTTGCTGACTATACACGACTAAAAACAACGCAAGATTTTTTTGATGAATTATCCCGCGATATGGGGATTCCCATATCGGAATTAATTCAATCATTTAAAGGCGGAAGAGCAGAGAATCAAGGGACTTGGGTTCATCCAGACATCGCAATTAACTTAGCTCAGTGGCTATCTCCAAAATTTGCAGTGCAAGTATCGAGATGGGTGCGTGAGTGGATGTCAGGCGAAAGAGCCCCTGCCGAACTCCCTATCCACCTTAAGCGGTATATGACAAACCGAGGCAGGGTTCCTCATACGCACTTTTCTATGCTTAATGAACTGACGTTTAACCTGGTTGCGCCACTTGAGCAGGCAGGATATACGCTGCCAGAAAAAATGGTCCCTGATATTTCAGAAGGTAGGGTTTTCTCGCAATGGCTTCGTGAAAACCGGGGTGTTGAGCCGAAGACGTTCCCAACATATAACCATGAGTACCCAGATGGCCGGACATTCCCGGTACGTCTATACCCAAACGAATATCTTGCAGATTTCAAACAACACTTCAACGAAGTGTGGCTGCCTCAGTACGCTCCTAAATATTTTGCAGAACGAGACCAAAGGGCATTGACGTTGATTGAGAAAATCATGTTGCCTGACCTTGATTCCTAAATGTTATACCCGGCCACCAAGCCGGGGTTTTACTGCCCTTTCCGCACTATCTCAGCTGCATCCCTGTTCACACCCTTACCTATCACGTTTCCCGTTTCCTTCCGGTACCGTTCCAGCTTGTCGATGATGTTTTGCTGGGTCATAGGTAAATCTGCCAGTGACAACTCCATGACCGCCCGCCCCATGGCGTGAACCATCATGTTCACTCTTTCTTCATCCAAGCCCATTACCCACTCCTTTTTGATGTTTTTTTCAGCATATCACATGCCAAGCAAATCTATAACCAAACTAAATTAACCAATAAATCATAACCTTAATAACCAACACAGAAATAATTAACCATTGGTTATTGACTGAAAATAACCATTAGTTAATAATCAATCCATCGAAACGAAACATCGACAGCTGAGCGAAGTTAGCCAGCGGCGGAAAGCAAGTCGCCTGCTTTTTAACAACATGCAGATTTACAGCGTCAATGACCTGTTAAGACCCCCACACGAAAACGTGCTGTATCACCGGGTGCGATCCGGTCGGTGAGAGAGTATCCCCGCGCGAGAGCGAGAACGGCGTGAGAACGGGCAACACTGGCAGGGAGTTGGCGCTGATTCAACTTAGAGGAGTGATTCCAATGAAGCACTAAAGCGGACAGACCGCACTTTCAAGCCGCAGTAATGATGCGGCCCCGAGTCTCTATGAGAGCCAGAAGCAGGTCCGAACTGCGACATACCGCTGGTCAGGGTTAATCGAGGAAAAGGGTATGCCGGTAAAGCAGCGCGAACGCCAGACGCGCACCGGTTATGAGCGGCGATGAGCGACAGAGACTCAAGGGCATGAGCGCGGCCACTGCGAGAGTGTGGCGAAGTGCTTTGGGGTGAAGCGGCGTGGGAAATCGGTGACACGCACAGCGTCTACGTGAGCGCATCGTATTTCACGATTGGGCAGGCAGGTGGCCCAGAGAGTTCGGTTTCGTCCGACCTTGAACACATCGCCGGGGTAACGTCCGGCCTTCACCACCAAAGCATTTCTCCCGCATCAGCGGGTAACGACAGAGGGTAAGACGATGGATTTTAAGAAAGGAGATGTTGTTACGTGGTCAAGCCAGGCCGCGGGCAGCTGGAAGACGAAAACTGGTGTGATTACGGAAGTGTGGGAATACAAAAAACAAACGCGTTACACCGTAAAAGTTGATCCGAAGGAAGGGTCGACGGCGAAACCAAAGTTTTACTACCCACGCACATCAGCACTACAGAAAGTGTCATGACCCGCTTCGGCGGGTTTTTCATACCTCAGTCGCTTCACCGAGGCGGCTTAGTTATGACAACCGGCGGCCATCCACCGCCCATTAGCGCAGAAGTCTTGTATTAACCGTTCCGTTCGCCGCGATAAGGCCAAGAGGATTTATGAGCAACAAAACTGGCGGTACAGCGTTTCCACAATCAGGCGTATGCACTCCTGAAATTAACTCATGGGATAGCGAAGGTTTTGGAGGGCGAGGTTTAACCGTGCGCGACTACTTCGCGGCTAAGGCTATGGCCGCCATTGTGCGCAGATGGGACGGGCATTCCTTTGGTGGCGGCCCGCAATCACCACAATACAAAGAATTAGCCGAAGATGCGTATTACATTGCCGACGCAATGCTCCGCGCCAGGGAGGCATCATGACAGTCACCCACAACGGCAAGCAGTACACCGCCAAAAAGCTCAACGATAACGAGTGGCAACTGACGTCGCTATCGGCACCGCGGGAAAAACTGGTGCTGAACCGTTGGCAGATGCATATCGCTGGCCTCCTGGAACAGGTTGAGGTGAAGGTATGATTGGAATGCACTACGGCACCGCATCAGTGCCACGTAGCGAGGTTTTACCGGGCACAATGCTGCAACACCACGGCAAAACTTATCGAGCCTCTGCGAACGTTGAGAAAGGCCTATACGCCTTCAACATCTTCGAAAAAACCATCATCAAAAGTGATTCCGTCGTTGTGCTGCTGAATGAGCGCGGCGAGCCAATGGTTCACTGATACCAACCACCCTGTTCAACCGATCGGCCTGGCTCAATGCGGGCGTGATCTGCACATCCAAATTTCAGGAGTTCAGCCATGAACGCATACCTCACTTACGATCGCATCGAAGATCGGCGCTGGGTTGAGCAGCAGCTCGACGACGAGAAAGAGAAGTGGATCGACGACCGGGCACAGCAAATCATCGACATGATGCCAAAAGAGCCGTCCGGCCTCTTCCACTTCTCGGTCCCGATTGACTCCAGCCCATACGAAGGACTTCGCAGCGATAAAGCTGGCGAAGCCTACAACGATTTCATTTCGGCAGTTGCTTACGCCCAGGCGGAATACGACTGGGAACACCGTACCGGCTGCCCGTTTTAAGGAGAGAGTTAATGGCCCGCAGAAATTTACTCCACAAATCGAAATTAGCCGACTTTAAGGAGTGGCTCTCGATGAACGGAGTTCAGTGGAGAGATGGGAAAGGTAGTTACCAGGTGATCCAGGTGAATACGGGATGCGGCTGGACACCAATTTATGACAGCAGCAAAGAGCGACGCGAGCATTTCACTATTCAGGATGCTCTCAGGCCTTTGGTAAACAGATTCATCAGAGAGGCTGCAAAATGACAGATTCAAAAACACATTACCGCAAGGCATTTGACTCCCCTTACCTAAGCAGCGCCGACATCGTTGAGCCAACGGTGCTGACGATCGCCCGGGCAACGTTAGAAAACGACAAAACAAAAAAATCCAAAGACGTTTTTAACACTGCTTATTTTGAAGAGCGCGAGCTGCGCCCCGGCGAAAAGCTCAAGCCGATGATTCTGAATGCCACCAACAGCAAGATGCTGAAAAGCATTACCGGCTCGCCATTCCTTGAAGATTGGGTTGGCGTAAAGGTCACGGTCTACGTCGATAAAAATGTCCGGTTCGGAAAGGAATCGGTTGAAGGCCTCCGCTTAAGCCCGGCGCGCGTTACAAAGCCGGTGCTTTCGCCGGATAAAACGCAGGCATGGAATAACGCTAAAGCAGCATTCAAACGCGACGGCAACCTTGATGCAGTGCTGGCGAGAATGGATATTTCTCCGGAGCATCGCCGCCAGCTTGAGCAGGAGTGTTCATCATGATCTGGCACGACGTCGAGCAAAACGGTGAGGAGTGGGATGCTCTTCGCCTAGGTAAGGCAACCGCTTCAAACTTTGGCCTGATCATGGCTAACGAAGGAAAGGCGTTTGGTGAACCAGCCAAGCGTTACGCCCTTCAGCTGGCGCTTGAGCAAATTAAGGGGTGCAAGTCTGAGTTTGGCTTCTCAAACGACCTCATGGAGCGCGGGCACGAACAGGAGCCAATTGCCCGCATGCTGTACGAAGAGATGAACTTCGTCGACGTGGATAACGGCGGGTTCTTTGATCACGAAACGTATGGTGACAGCCCCGACGGCCTCGTTGGCCAGGACGGGCTCGTTGAGATTAAGTCGGTCATTGCCGCCACCCACTACTCCACCATCACCCGCGGCTCCTTCGATCCGGCATACAGATGGCAACTGGTCGGTCACCTTGATTGCTCCGGCAGGGATTGGGTGGACTTCATCAGCTACTGCTCAGACTTCCCGGACGGTAAGCAGCTCATCGTCTATCGCCTTACAGCTGCTGAATGTGAATCAGAAATAGCCCGGCTTCGCGCGCGCAGAAAAGACTTCCTCGAACTTGTTGCGGACACGAAGCGCCGCATTCTGGAGCTCGAATGAAACGCACACCTTTCTATCGCAGGCCCGGGCGAACCGGGCAATTCTCCGGCCTCCGTGAACGCGTCATCTGGATGATTCAGACGCGCGGCCGCCCGGTAACCGGTAGCGAAATCGCCGAGAAGTTCGGTGTAACGCTCATCGAGTTTAACCGTGTCGCCAACGGCATTACCCGCGGCACCGGGCAGATAGCGCAGATCCTTGAGTCAAAAAAATGGTTCAACGAGGACGGCATCTGCGACCGGGCATTTAGCCTGGCCAGCAAGCCTAAGGTCATTACGCCGCAAGGTAAATCGCGGCTATTCACCCGGCGCGCCATAGAGCAGTCGCAAGAAGGCAGGCGGCAGGAGTGCATAGCGCGTGCCGCCCGCCGTCGCCGCCTGATTGCTCAGGGCCTCTACATCGACGAAATGGAGTCCATCCTATGACTCACGCTCACGACGACATCAGGGTTGGCTCACTGTGCCTTCCCTTCATTGGTAACGGCTGGCTAATGCCATGGGGTGAAGTGGTCAGCAATCCATTAAAGGCGCAGCGGCTCGCTGAGGAATATCGGGAAAGGCAGGAGGCGGCATGACCTATCAACTACACGTCGGGCGCTGCGAAGACGTCCTGAAAACGCTTCCGGATAACTCAGTTGACGCCATCGTGACGGATCCTCCCTATGGTCTGAGTTTCATGAACCACAAATGGGATTACGACGTCCCGACAGTTGAGCAGTGGCAGGAATGCCTGCGCGTTCTCAAACCTGGCGGGCATGTTCTGGCGTTTGGCGGCTCCCGTACATATCACCGACTTGTCGTTAACGTTGAGGATGCTGGTTTCGAAATCAGGGACCAAATCCTCTGGATTTACGGCAGCGGCTTCCCCAAGTCGCATAACCTCGATGGTGATTTTGATGGCTGGGGAACTGCTCTAAAGCCTGCGCACGAACCGATCGTCATGGCTCGCAAGCCATTCAAAAAAACGGTGTCGGCGAACATGACTGAGCACGGCACCGGGGCGATCAATATCAATGCCTGCCGCATCCCTACCGACGAGGCGCTAAATGGCGGTGCTGGCGGCCTGCTTTCACACCAGCGTGACGGTACCGAACCTGTTGCTGATTACGAGCAGGCACCAGAGGGGCGCTGGCCGGCAAACATCATTCACGACGGAAGTGATGTTGTCGTGTCAGCGTTCCCGGATGCGAAAGGCCAGCAAGGAGCGCTTACCGGCAATGAGCCAAGCTCTAAAATGGGTGCGGCGAATTGCTACGGGCAAATGGACCGGCGGCACGAATCAACTCCACGCATCGATAGCAGCAAGAGCGCTGCCCGCTTCTTCTACTGCGCCAAGGTCAAACCGAAAGAGCGCGATGAAGGCCTCGAGAGATTTATCGCCACGTCAGCCAGCGACATGACCGGCGGACGCAAAGAAGGGAGCGTCGGCATTAACGATCCGCGCGCCGGTGCCGGGCGTACCAGTGGTGCGAAGAATAATCACCCCACCGTTAAGCCGATCGCTCTGATGAGTTATCTCTGCAGGTTGATTACTCCGCCTGGCGGTACCGTGCTTGATCCGTGGATGGGAAGCGGGAGCACAGGCCGGGCAGCTATAGAGGAAGGTTTCAACTTCATCGGCATCGACCTGAACCCGGATTACATAACTATTGCTTCTGCGCGAATTGCTCACTCCTTCAAAAAGACGACGGAGGCCGCATGACGCCAGCAGCTTATTACAACGAATTCGACCCATTCGCTGCACAGTGGCTGCGTAACCTGATCGCCGGCGGTCATATCGCACCTGGCGAAGTTGATGAAAGGAGTATTGAAGATGTCACACCTGACGATCTGCGAGGATTCACGCAGTGCCACTTCTTCGCCGGAATTGGCGTCTGGTCTCATTCACTGCGCCTCGCCGGATGGCCTGACGATAAACCAGTCTGGACAGGCTCCTGCCCGTGCCAGCCTTTCAGCGCGGCAGGCAAAGGAGATAGGTTTGCTGACGAGCGGCACCTTTGGCCCCACTTCTTCCACCTCATCAGCGAGCGCAGACCTCAGCATGTCTTTGGCGAACAGGTTGCAAGCGGTAACGCAAACACATGGTTCGACCTTGTACAAGCTGACCTGGAAGGAATGGAATACGCCTTCGGGCTTGTGCCGTTTACGTCAGCGAGCATCGGTGCGCCGCACATCCGAGAACGCGCTTACTGGGTGGCCCACGCCAGTGGTTGGAGACATGACGGGCGGACCGAGACCTCCGGACAAAAAGCGAGGACCTGCCCCGGGGTTGCAGTCAGCGACTGCGTTAGCCGGGTGGCCAACTCCAACTGCTGCAGCGACGACCGGAGCTGGGACGTCCGGGCGAATGGGTGGGATGAACATTCAGACGGCAGTCACTTTAACGGGATGGCCCACTCCAACCACCGAATCAGCGATGAGGGAGAAAAGGTACGCACAGGGCGGGATGCCGCTCTCCATGGCAGCGAGTCTGTGCGGACCCTTGAGGTTAACGGTTTTTGGCGAGATGCGGACTGGCTCTTATGTCGAGATGGCAAATGGCGTCCAGTTGAACCCGGCACATTCCCGCTGGTTGATGGGGCTGCCGCGCGCCTGGGACGAGTCGAGTCCGGGGTGGCAAGAGTGGCAAGCAGCAACCGCGTCGGCCGACTCAAAGGCTACGGTAACGCCATAAACGCACAGGCTGCGGCTGAATTTATCCGGGCCTATATGGAGGGTTTATGACACCAGAAACAGACAACGCCATCCGCGCCGCCTGCCGCCGTTGCACCGAAGAAATCCAGCAGGCCATGCGCAAGAAGCCAAAGCCAAACTGGAACGAAACGGTGCCTCCCATCATCAACAAGCATCACAAGAAAATAGAAGCTCTGGGAGTTAGCCTCCTGGAGTTCGTCGTATACACAGGGCGGCTTAATCGCCGCTTCGGAGTTGAATAGTGAAAATATACATCGCTGGGCCAATGAGCGGCCTACCTAATTTTAACCGTGCCGCTTTTAACCATGCGCATTTTCATCTCTGGTCGAAAGTCCATATTGTTCTGAATCCCGCCCGTCTACCAGATGGATTAACCCAGGCCGAGTACATGGACATCTGCCTGTCTATGCTTCGCTGTGCTGATGCTATCTACATGCTTGAAGGCTGGGAGCACTCCGCTGGTGCCCGAGCGGAGAATGCGCTGGCCGAGAAGCTTGAAATGGAAATTATCTTCCAGGAAGAGGATCGCGCCGCATGAACCGAGCCTCACCCGTTGATTTGAGGAAGAGCCTCGAAATCGCCAACAACCTCGCACACATCGGGATTGGCTTTGTTCCGATCCCGGTGGCGACTGAAGAAGAATTTCAGACGCTGGCCGCCGAGCTATCTCGAATGCTTGAAAATATGGCGGTCGAAGCCGAGAAGAATGAAGGCGGCGCAGCATGAAAGCACTAATCACCAGGTCGCTAAAGCGGCCTTTTTTATTGCTGGCGTTCACCTTCAACCGTATTAACCGACAGTTCCGGGAGCATTGAACATGGACATCATCGACACCGCAGCAGAGATTGAAGAGCTTCAGCGTAACGCTGCCCTTTCCGCTCACCGAGTGAACCGTAACGACGTATCAGCTGAGCGTTGTGAAGAATGCGACGAACCAATACCCGAGCCGCGGCGTGCTGCCGTTCCCGGCTGCCAGACATGCGCGGATTGCCAGGGGGTTATCGAGCTGAAGAAAAAGCAGAGGGGGCTGTGATGCAGCAATCAATTTTAGACATGTGCTGCGGGTCGCGCATGTTCTGGTTCGACAAGCAGGACGAGCGCGCCGTGTTCAGTGATATCCGCGCTGAGCAGCATGAGCTTTGCGACGGTCGCCAGCTGGTTATCAGCCCGGACCTTATAGCTGATTTCCGCGCCCTTCCCTTTGCCGATAATACTTTTCCTGTCGTCGTATTTGATCCCCCGCACCTCGAGCGCGTCGGCGATAACGCGTGGATGGGGAAAAAGTACGGCAGGCTCAACAAAGAAACATGGCGCGACGATTTGCGTGCCGGATTCGCTGAAGCATTCAGGGTGTTGTGGCCACACGGTGTGCTCATCTTCAAATGGAACGAAACGCAGATCCCGGTACGTAATATCCTAGCGCTTACCGACGAGAAGCCGATCATCTGGCAGCGCACCGGCAAGTCAGACAAAACCCACTGGGTGATCTTCGTCAAAGGTGGTCCCAATGTTCAGGATAATCCATCCTAATACCTGGTACGCCGATCCCCACGGCGCGCCATGCAAAATCCTCCGCGCTACCCACGAAGTAGTCCACTACATCCGCAACGGCCGCACCTGCATCGCCAGCATGGGCCGCTTTCAGCATGAATTCGAGCCGCTGACCAAAGCACAGGCTGAGCGGATCGCTGAAGAAATCGAAACAGCAGAACACCTGAAGAAGCTGCGCGCCCAGCGTGCGGCATGAGGAGAGAGCGTGAAATTTTACGAATCGAAGAAATCGCAGTTCACCAGAAACCTGATCCGGCGGCGCCACGCTGAATGGTCAGAAAAGACCTTCGGCAACGTCGGCCCCGTCGGGCCGCTGAAGCATCTGTCGAAAGAGGCGCTGGAAGCTGCTGCCGATCCCGGCGACCTCAGCGAATGGGCTGATATGCAGTTCCTGCTGTGGGACGCACAGCGGCGCGCCGGTATCACCGATGATCAAATCACCGCGGCGCTTGAAGAAAAGCTGAAGGTGAATATGGCTCGCCAGTGGCCGGAGCCGAAAGACGGCGAGCCGCGCCTTCACATCAAACCATGACGCAACTGATAGCCAGTTATGAGCTGGCTATTGGGTGCGAAAGCACTGCCACATCATCCCTTTTGCCCGGCCCCGCGCCGGGTTCTTTTTTGCCTGGAGACACCCATGAGCGAAATGACCTTAATCGTGCCCAACGACTGGGTAACCGAAGAAAAGCTCGTCGAGATTACCGGCCTTCGCCCGGGCACTATCGAGCGGGCCCGCAAAAAATGCTGGATGGTAGGAAGGGAATACCTTCACGTCTCACCGGACGGCGTGCCGAAGAAAAACAGCGAATGCATGTACAACCGAAAGGCTGTCGACCAGTGGGTTGAGAGCATGTCAAAGAAACAGCCGGGTGCGCACCAATGAAGATCCGTTTATGCTTAGCGGGCTCTTGGACGTCAGGAGGGAATAATGGCTAAGTCAGCATACCCAACAGGCGTGGAAAACCATGGCGGGACGCTCCGCATATGGTTCATCTATAAAGGCAGCCGGGTGCGTGAAAGCCTCGGCGTGCCGGATACACCAAAAAACAGAAAGGTCGCTGGCGAGCTGCGCGCGTCGGTGTGCTTTTCGATTAAGACCGGCAACTTCAACTATGCAGCGCAATTCCCAGACTCGCCTAACCTGAAAAGGTTTGGGGTGGAGAGCAAGGAAATCACCGTGCTGGAGCTGGCGAACAAGTGGCTTGAACTGAAGCGTATGGAGATCAGCACCAACGCGATGTCACGCTATGCATCTATAGCGCGCAACATGGTGCCCAGGATTGGTGGGGACAGGCTGGTATCTGCGGTAACGCAGGAAGATCTGCTGTTTATCAGGAAGGAATTGCTGACCGGTTATCACACGCTGAAAGTCGGGCAGAAAACGCCGGTTAAGGGTCGCTCAGTCAGAACGGTCAACAACTACATGAAGACCATGAGCGGGATGTTTAAGTTTGCCGCTGATAGCGGTTATGTACGGGTGAATCCGTTCACCGGGATCGCCATGCTTAAGCGGTCACGATGCGAGCCTGACCCGCTGACGCGCGATGAGTTTGTCAGGTTGATTAACGCCTGCGCCCACCAGCAACTGAAAAACATGTGGTCTCTTGCCGTCTACACCGGCGTGCGCCACGGAGAACTTGTGTCGCTGGCCTGGGAAGATATCGACCTGAAAGCGGGTACGATGATGATCCGCCGGAACCACACGTTAACGAAGGAGTTCACCCTTCCGAAAACAGAGGCCGGGACGGACCGTATCATCAACCTCATTCAGCCAGCGATCGACGTGCTGAAGAGCCAGGCCGAGTTAACTCGCCTGGGTAAGCAGTATCAGGTTGAGGTGAAACTGCGCGAGTATGGCCGTACCGATGTGCATCCATGCACGTTCGTGTTCAACCCGCAGATCGCATCACGTAATGGCCGTGCCGGGCATCATTACGCAGTGGGATCGATTAACCAGTCGTGGGAAGCGGCAATGCGACGCGCCGGGATTCGTTATCGCAGAGCATACCAGTCCCGACACACGTATGCATGCTGGTCGTTAGCTGCCGGTGCAAACCCGAACTTCATCGCGAAGCAAATGGGCCACACCGACGCGCAAATGGTTTACCGGGTGTACGGATCCTGGATGGCTGAAAATAACCAGGACCAGGTTCTCATCCTCAACCAGAAATTGAGTGAGTTTGCCCCATCCATGCCCCACGCCGTGGGATCGGATGGTTATTAA